GATCCAACTGGCGGCCTATAACAACCAGCGCCCCGCCATCACCCGCGCGAACTTCGGCGGCATCAACAATCTGAACCGGCGATGAAAAATCCAAAATTCACCGTTGCTGAAAATCTTGAAATCCTGGAAGCGTGGAAGGAAATCCAGGCGTTTGCTTTGGCGCATCCTCTTTTGAACGCGGAGAACAAGCCTTTGCCGAACCCCCTGGTTGACGAACTTTACATGGCCGGCACGCAGGCGGCCAAGGCGTTGCAACAGAAATGAGCACCATCGTCAATCCGTATTCGTCCTACGGCGTGAATACGCTGATGAAAACGCCGTCGCAGATGGGCGGCGACATGGGGCGCATCTCGCGGCCCCGCGCCAAGTCTTACGAGGCGGTTTCAGCATGGCAACGGCGGGAGATGGTGGATGTTTCGCGCGTGGCGGCGAAGGGCGTCCAGAATATACGCGCGGCACTGCTCCAGGCGGGCGAGTATTCCGTGGGCGATTCGTGGCACATCAAATACCGCGGCACGAACGCGGCTTGGGGCAAAAAGCGCGATGAATCTTTCAATACCAGCTTTTTCCGGGATTGCAACACGCGCGGCAAGCAATCGGATTGGTGGTCCACCCTGCGGCAATTGAACTGGACGCGCAAGGTGCAGGCGGATTACGGCATTTTGTTCGACGGCAAGGATTATCAAGACCCGGTGACGTTAAAAACCACGCCGGCATCCGGCCGGTTCCAAATAATCACATTCGACCGCATTTCTACCAGCATCATCGGCGGCTCGAAGCCCGGCGCCGTCGGGGTTGGAAACGGCCTCGAAGAATTGAAGGAACTGCCTAAGGTTCAAGGATATGCGTATAGCACAAGCCTTTCGGGGCAGGCTTCGTGGCCGGGCATTTACATCATCAACGACAAAACTAGCATTTTTGACGGGTATCGCATCGTGGACGGCATCATTGTGGACGCGAACATGGTGCGCGCTGGCTTCCGCCTGACGGGTTTTACGGACTCGGGCCAGCCGACGTATGTGGACGTGCCGGCGGCGCAGATGCACTTCAATTTTTCTTCGCGCGAGGAAACCGACTTGATCCGAGGCTGGCCCGATATTGGGTGCAAGATAATCCAGATCATGCACTTGGACGACGTGCAGCATCTCATCACGATGGCGATGAAGCTGGCGGCAGCGCTGACCATCGGGCGGGAAAGCACGGACGGCAACCCGCGCCAGGGCGGGCGCGCGAATTACGACGAGGAAAGCACGGATGAAGCCGGCGCACCGGTGAAATGGAAACGGTCGGTGCAGGAGATTTACCCAGGCATCTTCGAAATGGCGCAGAATAACAAGGAATCGCTCAAGGTGCTGCCGTTTGACCGGCCCTCGATGAACGAGGAAAACCTGATTGCGCGCATCGAGACGGCGGTGATGCACGATCTCTGGCCGCGCCCGCTGATTTATTCCGGCGACACCGGGCGCGCGGCGACCCGCGTGACGGCGGCGCAGGCGAACACGATTTGCGTTTGGGACCAGAAATGCCTTGAACGGGACGCGCGCTGGATTTGCGACCGGCGCACGGAATGGGAAATGCGCATGGGATTTATCCCCACCAACAACAATCTGGCTGACCCGTATAATTACGTTTTTACCGTCCCCGGAAAGTTCACGGTGGATGAGGGCAATGACAGCAAGCAACGGTTGCAATCGCTTGGGCGCTGCACTATTTCCCGCGGGATGATCTGCGAACTGGACGGCTATCTGGCGGAAGAAATCGAGGAGCAACGCGAGGCGGAGGAAGATCGCCTGGCAAAGCGGGCGGAAAGCCTGGCCGCGAAACACGACTGGATGACTAAAAAGGAATGGCTGCTCCGGCTGGATTCCGGCGAGGCGATGCAGAGTTTTTCGGACAACGCGCAGCAGAAGGGCGAAGCAACGCCACCCGCTCCGGGTGTCCCCGGCAGCGACGCTCCTAAAACTCCTGCCCCAAAAACACCAGACAAAAAGGATAACACCAAATGAACGCATGGCGTGGCACAGCTTTGATACTTGAAAAATCGCAACTGTATGTGAGCGGGCGCGTGTTGCGGCATCCGCTGACGCGGCAAATTGTGGCCGCGCCGAACTCGCAAAAGGCGGCGAAAAATTATTGCCGGCAGAACGGCTATTCATGGATGTCGCCGGTTCATCCAACTTTCTGCGCTTAAAATTATGCCAAAATTCCAACAAATAATCGAGGCGGTTTATTTCAAACCGTGGAGCATCACGGACGCGGGCTGGCGCGACGTTCACCGTGTCGTCAAGCCGCACCTGCTCGGCGCGGCCCTGCCGACCAATGTTCAGAACTTCATCAATGCGCGCATGAAGAAATCCGCCAAGCCGGCCGCGGGCGACAATAACAGTGCCGACTTGAAATGCCCGAACTGCGGCTGCGTTTTTGACGGCAAAAAAGAGCCGGAAATAGCAATGGGTTCCGTCGCCTGCCCGAATTGCGGAAAGCCGGTAAATCAAGATGACACCAATGAAAAGTCATTGGCATTTTCAGGATGCGATGATGATGAATGTCCCGACACGGACTTTTTCGGCCAGCCGATTGAACAGTTTCAGGTGACGCCCGACGGCTTGGCCATCGTGCCGGTGTTCGGCCCGTTGCTCAATCACGCATCGCTGATGGACCGGATGTGCGGCGCGTGCAGCTATCAGCAGATCCAAAACGATTTGATGGCTGCGCAATCCACGCCGGGACTCAAGCGGATTGTGATGAAGATCGGCTCCCCCGGCGGCATGTGCAACGGCTTGAAGGAAACCATCAACAAGATTTTTCAAGTGCGCGAGGCGGGAATCCCCATCAAGGCGATTTCGGACACGGGCATCGGGAGCGCGGCGTTCGGACTGGCGACCGCGTGCGACAGCATTGCCATCACCGAGACGACGATGATCGGCAGCGTGGGTGCGTTTTGCGCGATTCTGGATTCGAGCAAGGCTTTCGAGGTCGCCGGTTTGCTGATGCAGGTTTTCGCTTCCGGCGAATACAAGGGCGCCGGCATGGATGGCACGAGCCTTTCACCCAAGCAAAAGGCCGAATTCCAGAAACACGCGGACTTTTTCGGTGAACAGTTGCGCGAAGTGGTCCGCTCGACGCGCATCATTGATGAATCGCTGTTGCGCGGCCAAGAATTCATCGGGCCGGAAGCGATTGAAAAAGGTTTTGCAGATTCAATCATTGAGGACATCGGCGCCGGTTACGCCCCAGATGAAGATTTTGAAGAATAACTGCGTTTTCCACTTCCCGTTGCGGCCATCTCACGGGCCTCCGCTACCTGTCGCGGCCTGCCTCGCCATAGCCAGAGGCGCCGGCGGGTTGACTTGAGAAGCTTGTTAAGCGCGGAACAACCGCAATTGCAATTCAAAGAATAAAATTTTATGGCACGCAAACAATCTTGGAATGCTCCGAAACTGACGGCGGAACTTTCCGCCGCCGATGAAGCCATCAATCCGCTTCTGACCGCGGCCAACATCACTTCAATCAAAATTGACGGCGCGGACAAGCCGGCGTCGGATGTTCCCCTTGATGCCCGCATCAACGCATACGCCAGTGTGATGAAGGCGGGCGCAAAATCGAATGATGATGTTGAACTTGCCACGTTGAACGGCCAAATCACGGCGCAACTGGAAAAATCCGAATCCGCCCTGGCCGTTGCCAAGGCCAGTCTTGGCACAATCACGCAGGAAAAATCCACATTGGAAACCAATCTTTCCGTCGCACAAGCCAATGTCACACGGTTGACGGCCGAAAACGCCCAACTTACCGAATTGCGCAATTCCGCCGCCGCCGAAGCTGGTCGCGTAGCCGGCCAATTGAACGCCGTGAACGCCGAAGTTTCCCGCCAGGCACTCACTTTCAACTGCCTCTCCGATTTGCGCGATGAAAAGGGCGGCCTGCTTCCGTCCACCGCAACTGCGGCTGAAAAACAGGCCGCCGCCGAACGCATCCCCGTGGCCGACAAGCTCAAGGCCATTGGCGGCGCGGTGAATGCCGCCGTGCAGCGCACGCAAGTCTCTTTGGCCGACCTGCCCAGTGCTGGTGCTGGAACGGCCACTGCCGCCAAAACTGAAAAAACCGGTCGCGCCCGGTTCAGCGCCGCCGTCGCCGTCAAGCAATAATCAACCGACCACGAATCTCTAAAACAAATTTATGTCAAACGCACTCATTTCACTGCTGGACATCACCAAACGCAAAGGCGGCGACCAGGAAATCGGCCTGCTCGAAGATACCATCATCTACGCGCCGGAACTCGGCGCGATCATGGGCCGCCCCATTGTCGGCACACAATACAAGACCATCCATCGCTCGCTCCCGACGGTTGCGTTCCGCCAGGCGAATAACGGCTCGGACACGGTAAAGGGTCTTTACCGGGATTCCCTGCACGAATGTTCCATCATTGACGCGCAAATCCAGGCGGACAGCGCCGTCGTGGACGCTGCCGCACCCGGCGAGGGGCCGCAGTCGGACATCGGCGATCCTCTTTTCGACGAGGCTTCCGGCGTGATTCAAGGCGTGTATATCACCGCCGGCGCGCAGCTTTATTACGGAACCTCCAACGATGCCAACGGTTTTGGCGGCATGGCGCCGTTTCTCGGCTCTCTGAATCCGGCCACCAACACCACGCCGGTTTGCGTGAGTGCCGGCGGATCAAGTTCCACCGTCCAGACCTCGGCCTATTTCATTTGGGAAAATATCCGTGGCGCGCACTTCATTTTCGGCAAAAATCGCGGGCTGACCATGATGCCCGAATGGCGGCTTCAACAGGTGCTCGGCGCGAACAGCAAGCCGCTCACGGCGCTGGTGAACAACATCCAGGGCTGGCTCGGCTTCGCCATCAACCACCCGCTCTCGGTTGCCCGGCTGGCGAACATCAACTGGGGCACGGACAGCAAGCCCTGCACGGACGCATTTATTGCGAAAGTGCTTTCCTGGCTGCCGTTGACCATGCAGGCGGAAGCCCTGGCCAATTACAACACCGGCGGCCCGAAGCCTTTTGGCCCCGGCCTGAAGATCATGATGAACCCGCAGGCATGGCTCAGTCTGCAAGCCAGCCGCACGCCGATAGCGGCTTCCGGCGGCACGGCCATCACCGCGGCCACCCCGCTGCAATATCCGACGAGCATGAATCCGCAATCGAACGGCATCCCGATTGTGCTGACCAACAGCATCGTGAACACGGAAGCAGTCGTGGCATAAGCCGGCCAAAAATTAAAAAACAACAAATCAACTTTATGGCTAAAAACGAAACAGGCAAAGCAACCGGCTTTTATCATTCTCCCCACGCGGAGCCGAAGCGGTTCACCATTCTCACCGAGAACGAAGACGGCACCGTGAACATCGGCATCCCGAATGGGACAACGGAAAAAGACCGCGATGGCGTGTCGAAGCCGGCGGACTTGATTGTCGTGCGGAACTGCACGGTCTCCGACGTGCCCAAGCCGGGACATTTCACGCGCGCGGATGTTGCCGCCGAGAAAGCGGCCGACAAAAGACTTACTAAAGCTGCCGACCAAAAACTTTCCGACCAGAAGGATCTGTTGAACGGCAAGACCAAGGATGAATTGCTGGCGGAAGTGGCCACGTTCAACACCACGTCGGGCGACGAGAACCAGATCCGGCTCGCCCCGAATGCCAGCAAATCGGACATCGTGGCCGCATTGCTGCTGGCCGAAGGTTTCACGCCGGAGGAATAATTCGCATCGGACAAAAAATTTAACCAAACAAAAATATGGCATTGCAATCCCAAGAATCACCCCGCCGCCAGCTCGACGCGCAAAAAAGCGTCACCCTGGCGCTGCCGATCATCAGCGCCACGGCCAACACCAACATCATTGACCTGGAGGTGGTCAAGCCGTTTGCATCGCTGGACCAGGTCAATTTCGTGGCGTTCACGGATGCGGCCACGGCCAACAACGGCAACGCGGCGGCCATCAACTGCATCATGCAGCACAGCGCGGAGCCGGCCAACACGGCGAACATGGTGAATGTGCCCGGACAAGCTTTGACCAGCATTGCCAGCAACGGCGCCACCTATCCCGCGACCAACATTGTTTTTGCAGTCCCGCCTACGGCGTTGCTGCGGTATGTCCGTTTGCAGATTGCCCAGGGCGCAGGCGGCTCCAACGCGGCCAATACGGCCAACGTCACGTTTGCTCTGGCGTTTTAAGTTTTGGGTTTGTTTTGGTTCCGTTTCTCGCGGCGCGGAGTTGTCACCGCGCCGCGTTTTGAATTTTACGATTATGAGAATGAAATATCTTCTTTGCCTTGGTGTTCTTTGCGCCTTGGCGGTTCAACCGGCCCCGGCACAGGTGGCGCGGTATTACAACCTGTTCAACCTGGTTGACACCGCGACGAACGACCTGACGGCCACGCTGCCGGCGGGAACGACAAACCGGATTGTGCTGCTGTCCGGCACGGTTACGAATCAATGGGGATCTCCATCATCGGCCATAACCATCACGGCATCGAACATCGTGGTGAAGTGCATGGATTTCGACAAATGCGGATTTACATTTCAATCGGTGGGTGTGGCCGGCTCAACCAACGAAGTTTTTGGGGTGCAAATCTTTGGCTCGGCCAGCAAGGGCGCCGTATGGGACACCACACCGCGATGGAATTTCACCACCACCAATGCCGCCCCGAATGACACGGCGACTTACACGGTGGTTACAAATCTTGATTTGACCGGGCTTGACCGGCTGGCGTTTGTGTTCCTGAACGGCGCTTCCGCCGGTTTTCAAACAAATGTGATTGCCGGCATCCGGCTGAAAGCGACCAGGGTGTTGACATTGCCAGAGTTTGATTGATTTGACTGCGCGCGGTTAGTGTGACGCCCGATAACCAATTCTCCTGCCGGCGGAATGCCCGAACTTGCCGGGCGTCACAACTCACTGGTTTGGCTTTCGTCGGCAGGGCTTTTTCACCATGAAAAACCCACACCCCCGCACACAATTCAAAAACTTCACGCGCACGAATGATTCCTTTGAGGAGGTTTTTGGCGGCTGCTACGAATGCGACCTGATTGCCGCCCCCAAAACTGTTCTGGACATCGGCGCGAACGAGGGCGCATTCACGGCCTGGGCCTTGGAGCGGTGGCCGGAATGCAAGATTGAAGCTTATGAGCCGGTGCCGAACAACGCGGAAATCTTTGCCTTGAATCACACCGGAAATTCGCGCGTGCAATTCCATCTCCAGGCGGTTTCAAATTCCGAGACTCTAAAAATCCACATGAGCGCCACCAATTCCGGCGCGTGCTCCGCATACGACATTGGCGAACAATTGCCGGAGACGGTGACTGTTGATTGCATACATCCGGGCGCAATTTCCAGCGCTGAGTTTGTGAAGATTGACACGGAAGGCTGCGAACTTGAGATTTTGCAGGGGCTTGACCTGTCGGCAACCAAAGCCGTAGTGCTGGAATATCACCGGGATTTGGATTGCGTCCCCATCTGCTCATTGCTTGAGGCGAAGGGCCTGAAAATGTTTCATTTTGAAAAGTCATGTCTTAATCGCGGGACAATGAAGTTCGCCATCCCCGGCACGCGCACCGTCATCAGCCAATGGCGGCACGACGAGGTGAAGCAATACGACATCCCTTTCGACTTCACCCCGGCAACCATACTCGACATCGGCGCGAACATCGGCTGCTATTCAATGCGCTGCCGCGATAAATGGCCGGCGGCCAGGATTTATGCCTACGAACCGATGCCTCAATCCGCCGCTCAATTTTTAAGGAATTGCCCAGAGGCGACGCTTGAGATCGCTGCCGTGAGGTCTTTTGATGGCACGGAAGGTATTTTTATCGGCGATAAGGATGTCACTTGCAGTTTTCACAAGGTTAGCGGGCGCCAAACCGAAAAGAAAATGGAGGTTCATTGTATTTCAGCCAGAACACTTCCTCCATGCGAACTGGTGAAGATTGACACAGAAGGTTGCGAGGTTGAAATCCTCGAAAATCTTGACCTATTCAAGACGCAGGCGCTCGTCTGCGAATATCATCGCCGCGCCGACTTGGACGCCATCCGCAAGCTGGCGACCGCGGCGGATCTGGTTGAAATCCAGCATATCCCCGACCACCGCGATTTCAATTTTGGCCTGCTCAAGTTCGCCCGCAAAAGCCTGCTGGCGCAGCTTGAATGCCGTGTGCGAATCCCCGGTGACACGGAGCTTTCCGGCAACACGCCGGATGGCAAGACCATTTCCATTCGCGCCGAAAACCTGCGGAACGAGCATTACGATCCCCGCCTGAAGCGCGTCAAACTATTCATCGGCCTGCCGATTTACGGGCACCCGACGATGGCATTTGTGCGCTGCCTGATGGAATTGCAGGCGCGGAAACCGTGCCACATCGAGCCGCACGTCGGCAGCGGTGACGGCGTGGGCCGCACGCGCAACGTGTTGACGGCGGAATTCCTGAAATCGGACTGCACACACCTGCTGTTCATGGATAGCGATTTGATTTTCAGCGTCGAGCACGTCAAAGAATTGTTGCTGGCGGACCAGCCCATCGTCGGCGGGTTTTACCCCAAGAAACAGGAGGGCCGTCTGGAATGGGTGGTGAACCCGCTCATCCCGTCCCCACCGATGCGCGGGGATGCGTTGCAGCCGTTGAAATACATCGGCACGGGTTTCCTGTGCGTCAAGCGCGAAGTGTTTGAAAAGATGATTGTGGCATATCCCGAACTGCGGTTCCGGGAGGATTACGGCAACCGCGCCATCGCGCACGATTTCTGGAGCATGGGCGTTTATAGAACCTTGCGGTTGGCCACCAATGGGAAGCTGGAGCCGGACCAGACTGATGAAGGCCGCTATTTGAGCGAGGACTGGTATTTCTGCCAGCGATGGCTGGACCTGAGCGGCGAGATATTCGGCCACACCAAAGTCGCGTTGCGGCATCAAGGCATTGTGACTTTCCCCCTCAAGACGCAGGAAGCGGAAGTAGCAAATCCGCTGCCGGTTCAATAAAATAATTCCGAAGTCCAAGGTTTCTCATCGCCGCAATGATTACACCTTGCATATAAAAAAAGTTGACTTAAAACTATTATGAAGTCTATGAATAAAAATACAAACATTCCGAATCCGGCGCCAGCGCCGAAGCCGGTTCCCGCTCCGATCCCCACCCCGAAGCCTTCAAAGTAATTTTTGGAGTTCCAAACAAACCACTCCAGCATCAATTGGAGTGGCCTTTTGTTTAGACGGATTGATGGATTACTGGATTGCTGGATTGTTGTTTTCCACCGCCATGTCCCCCGGCAGATTGCCGGTTCCCCACGGTGCGTTGCCGCTTTTCCCCACGGCGTGCCGCCCGCTCGGCCGCGCGCAATATGATGGCCACGCCTCCGGGTTCAAATTCCCCACGCAATGATTTCAACAGTTCGTCCGCCAGCCGGGCGTCACCTCCGATTTGTTCGCGCAGCAGTTGCGCCTCCATCAGCTTGAAGATGATCCGCGCCGTGGCCGGGTCCACCCCCGCCGGCAGTTCCTCGAACAGTTTTTCACCCACCAGGTTGAGGTTTTGCCAGCTCATAAAAAGTCCACAGTTTTCAGTCCACAGTCCACAGTCCACAGTCTATTCAGCGGTTTTCTCCGCAATGCCCCAAATTCTTTTTCAGCTTTTCAGCTTTTCAGCTTTTCAGCTTTTCAGAAACCATTCCCTGCACGGCCGTGGTTCGCGGATCTTGCCGTCGTCGGTCAGACCCAAACCTTCGACGCGGATGCGGCTTCCGCCGCTGGCATTGATTTTGTCACATTTCCCCCCGCCAAGCTTCACGCGCCCGCGCGCCGCGCCCGTGTCCGCATCAAAAACCTCGACGCTTTGGGTTGAACCTGTCGGCCCGGTGATGCACTCGTAAATTGTGTTCACTTTGCAGCACAGCATGGTTCCCCACGGCGCGTTCCAGTCGTGCGCGCAAATGCCTTCCGCTCCATATTGCATACACTTGTCAACATCTGTAACCACTTCGGCCAGGATGATGTCTGGCGTAAAGTCCTTGCAGACGGCGTCCAGCAGCGCCCAGCGTTCGCGTGTGCTCAAATGCAGCACGTTTTCCCCACGCCATTCCGCAACCGTCAGCGCCGCCCACCAGCCACTTTGAAAACGGGCGAACATTTCAAAGTCAGCCTTGGAATAGTGGTGTCCGCTGATAGGGGTGCGCATGAATTCGGCCAGGATGACGGCGCCGGCGATGTTCACGCGCGCCAGTTCGCCGTCGAATTTACGCTGGATGAGATAATCCTGCGCGCTGTAATTGCGCATTGTCGCCAGGTTGACGATTTGCTTGGTTGGATGCGGCAGCACTTCGGCCAATTTCCCCACGTCGCCATCGTAGGGCGTGCCTACGGCCTCCCTTGCTTCTAAAAAGCGATGTCCACGTTGCTTGGCGATTTGTCGCGCGTATTTTTCCGCCGCCGTTTTGGATTTGCATTGAACCGTTTCCTCGCATTGTTGTGCGTTCCCAAACATGAAAAGTAAAAGAAAAGTTCTCATGCGGCCCCCTGTTCTGTTGCGGTCATTGATTCATTTAGCGCGGCAAACTTCCCCACGCCGGCGGCGATGGCGGCGCGGGCTTGTTCGGCGGCCAACGGCATCCGATACGTGGTCGGCATACCGGCTTCTGTGGCAATGAAGTTTTCCAATGCCGCCAGCAGGTCCGCCCGGTGATTAACACCGTTGAGAATGGCATCCACTTGCGCCCGGTTTAATGTTTCCGCCGCAATTTGTGTATGCCCTTCACTGTTCACCACGCCGTAACCGTCCACCATCCCGCCAAAAGCCCGCCATGGCAACCGCAGCGGGTTTGCGTCCAATTTCCCCACGGCGGCTGGAAGCGGTTTTCCGCTTTTGGCGTTGTGCATTGCCGCAAAGAATAGTTCTTTGCAGTGTTTGATTGCATCCCGTTTGAGTTTGAAAGCGCCGCAAAATGTTTTCATTTCGCCTGGCGCTTTTTTGATGACGGCAAAAGGGGTTTGCCGGTTGCACGAATATGGATTTGAGACCGTTCCCACAACTTCATAACAGGTCGCCACGGTGTTCCAAAACCGTTCTTCCAAAACTTTGGCTTGGTTGGTTTTCATCGTGCCCCACCGTTCATTTTGGCGAGCAGGAGCAGGACGGCGGGAATGCTCATTCCCAGCCGCGCCGCAATGCGCGCGATTTGTTTGAATGTCAATTTCATTTTTTGTTCTTTCTTTTTGGTGCGTGTTGTTTGTTGAACCGTGCCCCGCGCGCCCGCAGGGCACAGAATTGTTAAAATGTCAAGCGGCCTCCTGATTGCGTTGCCCAGCATTGGATTGGAACACGATCCGGCACCAATGGCCGCCCATTCTGGACTCGTAACCTTGCAGCGCGGTTTCATCCTCGGCGGCCAGTTCCGCCCGCTTCGGCCCGGCAAATCCGGCGCCGTATTTCTCGAAAAGCTGTTTCCATGTTGCGGCATCTTCGGCGGATTTTTCTCTGCGATCCACCCCCGCCACAATGGCGCCCGGCGCGAAGGTTGTCAGGCTCAAAAGCATGTTGACGTGTTGCTGCAAATCGCGGTCATCATTTTCCCCAAGCAGTCCGCGCGTCCATTGGCCGTCAAACTCAATGCGCTGCAAGGCGCATAAGCCGCGCCCGATCTGCTCGTGCAGTTCCGCCGGAAAGCCGCGCGCCTCCATAACGTATTTTGCGCCGCCGTAAATCTCCGGCCACATGTCGCCGCTGCTTTCGTAAATATCTTCCATCCCGTCAAAATGGCCTTCTTGGTATTTGTCTGTTATTTTCTTCACGTCCTCGGTTATCGGCCCGGCTTGCCAGTGGACATCAATCGAATTTCCCCCCGTATAGCTATCAGACGTAACCGAGAATTTGACACCCGGAAAGGCGCGTTTCAATTCGGCGCGGATGTTCTTTGCGCCCAAGACGTGACACCGGCAACCGCTGGCGGTGGTTTGCAGGAAAGCAAATTTAATCGCCCATTGCGCCCGTTCGTCAGCTTTGCGGGCTGCCTCGACAATCGCGGCGGCGTCCGCCTCCGCTTTCAATCGTGCCTTGGCTTCCCCCGCCGAGCGGATGGCGTCTAGTAGTTCATCGGCGGACAAAATGCGGTTGCCCATTTGCCAGCCGGTAAAGCCGGTGTTGTCCACTTCGCGGACCTGGCTTTCGTGTCCATCCTCCAGGCATAGTGCCCTCATGGTTCCAGCCGGCGTCCAATTAGACGGCGGCACAGGACCGAGAACGGCGAATTCGCGGCGCGGGTTCGCGCGGTCCTCATAAGTGATAATTTGGCCGATGGCAAGCGGCGTTGCCGGCGTTGCCAGTTCCTCGACCAGCGCGCCGGTTTCGTTCAAGTTGTAAGTTGTAATTTTCATTTGTCGTTTGATGCGTGTTTGATACCCCGCCGGGGCGTTTTGTTTTTGCGGGAATTCCCCGCGCTCAATCCACCGGCCCGCCGCCGATGGACTGAAGCGCGATTAACTCACATTTTACCCACCATAGTTGAGTATAAATTCCAGTCAAACGTGACTGGCATATCACCATGCTTGCAAAAGTTTTTCAAGAGCGCCGTTGCGCGCTTTTCGCGCGGGTTAAACCAAATGTCAGTTGCGCCGATTTTCGCGGCCAGTGTTTCAACGCCCGCGCGAAACTCAAAGCGCGGTTTGAAAGCCACTGGCAATTCAACGCGCTTGAAATTTTCGCGCTCCTGGCAAAAGCAGGAACGCATCAAAATTGGAGTAAGATAAACAGTCATGGTGTTATATGGTTGAAAGTTGAGTGATGCAATCGTCCTCGACCAGGAATTTAATACCTGCCATAAACCAAGTGTATCCGCGCGATTTCCGCAACTGGCAATCCGGCTTCATTTGCCGATTGCACGCAAGCACGCCCAAGTTGAACGCATCCGCGCAGTTTGACGTTGAGATATACGGATTCCTGGGCAACTCATCCGCAACGCTGTAATTTTTGGCGGCGTCGTAACCCTGTTGAAAAGCAATTTTGATTTGATCGTTCATTATTTGATACGTTTAACGCCCGCTCGGCTATGGTTTAATTTCTACCGTCACAAAGAGCTTAAATCACCCGCCGCAGATTGTCAACTATAACACTTGGAAAAGAGCAGATATTTTACGCCCAAAAGGAACGGAATGGCACGTTCTATGCTGTCAACTATAACACTGAACACAGCGACCGGCTCTGCGCCGGTTCGCTGATGTGATTAGTTAAGCCAAACCAGCGGCACGGCGTCGCTTCATTTTCGCGGATTGAAGTTTGTTAAAGACAGAACGGCAACACGGGCCAAACGAATACGGCTTGCCGGTTCGCCGGTTCACGTCAAGCCGTTCACTGCCACAACACGGACATAAGCCGGCCGAGCGCTTGCGGGCCTGGTAGTTAGCCTGCCGGGATCTCTTTTCAACAGATTTTGAACGCTTCACGAAGTCAACATAACACGCCGCCGCCACGCTCGCAAGCACCAACTGGCCATGGCCCACCTACCCACTACCCACCGGCATAAGGATTCTTTTGCACCCCAGGCACCACAAGCTAGTTACGGAACCACCAATAACTCCTGTGCGTGATGTTTTTAATGGCTTTTACACGGGAAAAGTGGCGCTGAAAGCTCAATAATATCAATGGGTTTGATGTTTCGATTTTCGGTCTTGGTGGGGACGGGCGTCGGTGATTGTGAAAACAATGAACGTTTCACCCAATGTTTTCAATGTGTTTGCGAGTGTTGCCATTTTGAATTACCGCGCGATTGCACACATATCGCGGCGTTTGGATGGCGTTTTTTTAAGTCGGAAATCTTGGAGTGCGCCTGCGGAAATCTTGGAAAACCACCAGTCAACCCGTTTTATGCCGCGCGTTTTTTGACTGCGGCGTTTTGGTGTAGTGCTGCAACCAATTTTTGAATGGCACACGGAAATAAAATTTGCGAGTGCGGGCTGCCGGCCACTCGGCGGCACGGCAACGCATCGGTGTGCGAGTTCTGTTATTGGTGCGAGACGCAATTGTCGAAGGGCGGCGAAGTCCGGCGGCGGGTTGAACCGTCACCCAGGCCGGTGGTGAAACGCATCCCGGAATGGAATGAGGTGCGCGAGGCGGTGCTGGCGCTGCATGGCTGCCAGAATTTCTGGGCGCAACGGAACTCGCCGCGGGAACGGTTCAATGCGCTGTTCCGGCGGCAATCTGCCGCTGGACAGCCGGTGTCGGTTTGATTTTTATGCGGGCTGGCTTGACCAGGAGGCGATGGACGCAGCTTCACGTTGTCTGTGTGGCTTGAATTCACGTCCCGCCGGCGGTTCGATTCCGCCGCCCGCTCCAGTTTTTAATTTTTTATGCAACTGACCTGCATGGTGGACACGTCAAACTTGATGCGGGCGCAGATGGTGCTGCTGCGCCACAGCAAGCGCTCTCCGTCGCGCTGCATCAATTCGACGGCTTATCATGTGATCAAGGACGTGGTGGACGCGGACGGCGGATTTCCGGTGGTGGCGCAATCAACGATTGATTCGGACATGGAGGTGACAACGACGCCGCAAGTGTCCACGCGCGGGCCGAGAAAGGGGATGCCGCTCAAATCCGGGGCATCGGACGTTGAGGTGCCGGACATGAGCGCCGCAATGAAGATCACGATTGCCAGGATGAACCCGCAATCGAAATACAGCCTTTCGACCGGCAACAGGTGGCCGGTGTCATTCCCCGGCGGGTGGCACGCCTTTATCAAGCAATTCGCAATGCCAAAGGATTATAGACACGGCATTTCCAATGGAAGCGCATTTGCGCTAGCCTTGGACGCCATCCGGCCAATCGCCGAGCGCATGGTCAAGGCCCGGCACTCATCCACCGGGTTCATCAAAAAATCATGGATTGATCTGAAGGTCGCATTGATTCCGTTCGCAATGGGAAATACCAACCCGTTCGGAGGTGGTGGAATGATGACGAATTTCGCGGATGTTTCGCCGGCCAAAGAAGGTTCTGCGCTGGCAGTTTGCCGGGTTTCAAACACTCTAGGCACAGGCTACGAAACCACCAAGGAGCTTTCCGAAAAATACAACGAGGCGAACCACCGGATTGCCGAGCCTCGGATACGAAACGCCATCAGCCGCGAATTTGACAAGAAAATGCAATTGGCGGCAAAACAGGAATGGGCGAAAGACGAACCGGAATTGCGGGCGCTGGGGTTGCTGGTAATGCCGTGATTTCAACCGCCGTATTTCATCATCAGCCGGACGGCGACAATCAGCAGGATCACAAACAGGACCAGAAACCCGACCGCGCCGAGGTTGCGGTCATGCCAAAAACCGGGCCGAACTGTCACGCCTCCTTCAAAACCACCAAACGGACCGGATTTAGCGCTGATGGGATTGCCGCAGCTTGGACATGACACGGCTTTTGATGAAGCGTCCTTGCCGCATTCTGGACATCGAATTAGCGCCATATAGATTCCAGACAATAGCACATCTCTTTTTTGACTTCAAGCCTTTTCTGAATGGCGTTTTTCATCAGTCCGGCCTCCAAGTTTGAGCGCGCGATGCGCGCTTTGCTGCTTTTGCAGGGCAAAGCAACGGCGAATGATGCCTTCATTTCCAATGATTCGCGGTCGAGGACGCTTCCAAACCGCACTTTTGTTGTCCGGGCATTCAATCCGACGCGAGGCTGGCGGCCGGAAGGCACCTGTCAGATGGAGATTCAACATCATTTCTTGGCCGCAGCCCAGCCGAACCAGCAAGTGACGCAGCCAGGCGTAGATTTGGATGCTTACCTTGGGGACACGTTCGACACGCTGAACCTTGGCGGCCAGCCAGAGGCCACTGACATGAAGGCGCTGGCGGATGCAATCACACAGGCAGGCCAATGGCTGGCCACCCCGGACCCAAACGGAACTCCCGGTGACGCGGCCGACTTGATTGTGAAAGCAAACCTGGACATGGTGAATTTCCGCTGCGACTGGGTGAAGTTTTCTACGCCACTCATCACGCGCGGGACCGACACGGCAACCACGAACTGGGTTGAAATCGTCCACCTGTCCGCTTTTGTCAGCCACTCAAACCTCCCGCTTCCGAATTAAATTTATGCCAGACCAAACCGAACCCCAATCCGCGCCTGCGAAAGATGCCTTTTCATCCACTCCAAAGCCTGTGCCAGCGACCACGACGAAGCCGCAACCGGAATTGCCCGCCCATATCCCGCAGTTTGCTCCAGTGAAACACCCGCTGCTGTTTGCCATTAACGGCAAAAAACACCTGATTCAACCGCTCAAGGACTTGATCACGGCGGACGCCAACCTGCAAGACCCTTACAAGGCATTATTGCATCACGAGTTGTCATTTGTGGAAACGAACGCGGCGGAAATTGATCTGCACGTTGTAAAGCACGCCAACGGAGACGTTTCATTCCAAGGCCATGTCAAACGGGTCCAACTTGGTTGACTACCGCCATTTTTCAGAATATGAAACGATTTTCTGCCTTTCTTGTAATTCTGGCTTTTTTGCTTTTCGCGTTTCTTTCGCGGACACAGGCCGCGCCGGTGCTTATCATCGGGTCGCTGGTGACGGTGAATAATACCACGGCCTACAGTTCGACCAATGCCTGTTTCACCTACAACCCGACTTTGCAGCAATTCACTATTCAGCATGGGGCGTTGACGGCGATAAATGCGCTGGTTCTCAACATTCAGGTTTCCACCGACGCGGTTAATTTTACCAACTCTCTTACTTGGTATCCGACCACCACAAATGCGGCCACGGAATACATTTACGCCGGCGCGGTGCCGGTGACTAACTATTTCCGCGTCCAATGCGTCACCACCAACAGCGTCCAAGTCGGCGGAAACTACGGACAATAAATTTTATGGCCGATGAATCTGAACAACTGGCGAAACTGGTAAAAGAATTCCGCGCGCTCAAAACGCATGAGGAAAAGTGTGCGTTCCTGCATCAGCCGGAAATTTACCCGATCCTTGGCCGGATTTACGGTCCCGTCCATTTTCCGAAACCCGAGGCCAAGCCCAAGCCGCAATCCGCAACCAAATAATTTATGCCCGGACCCTCACCCCTCAACATTGTCGAGCAACAGATTGGCGCAGTCTGCTATCTGTATGGCATCACCAACAACGGCACGACCGTAACGATTGCCGGATTGGACTCGTTTGAATTTGATTCTGACGAACTCACCCTGACTTGGGATGAAAAGTCCAACAAGGACACGACCGGAAACATCCAGAATTTCACGCAGACGAATTTCCGGTATGAGCGGTCGCTGAAAATCTTTCCCTCGGCCGCCACGCGCGCGGGCGCGGCGACGGTTTGCGGTGAAGCCATCACCCTTTTCTCGGTTGTGGTTACCAATTACAAGGTGGCGGCGTTCAACGGAAGCTGGCGCGTGAAATCCGGCACCAAAATCAATTTGAAGATGGACGACAACGCCTCAATTGATTTCGGAATGGAACGCTATCTGAATGACCGCCAGAACGCGGCGTTAACCAGCGCTCCGATAGTCGGTTAATTTCAGTTTGACAATTTATGACGGCGGCAACGGAGCAATCCGAAGCCGCCGTCTTTTACTTAACAGATGCACGACCAAGTTTTTTGCAATTCATTCCAGCCGCCGGCGGCAAAAGTGTTTGGCGTAAAGCTGGAAACCTTTGCCATTGGGCACGAACTGGCGTTGATACGGCAGGGCAACCCGATGGCGACTTACACAGAGGCTTCGTTTGGTGAACTTTCCCGTGACGCCAAGAATCTCGCCGTGGGGATGGCGGTGGAAGTCTGCGGCCGGTTGAACTTGTTATCGAAATACAATCTTGCCATCAGGGTGCATCGCGCCAATGCAGAGGCGCTGGCAGAGCAGGTTAAAATCTTCCGCGATTATCGCGCCGCCGGCAGCCGGGATCTGCCGCTGGCGAAGATGCCAAAGCAACACGGCATCCCGTTCCGCTATTTCGGAGCGCCGGGACTGGCGAGCCTCATCAATTACGTCACAGAGCACCATTCCCTGCTCATCCAGTCGCATTTCAAGGGGTCGCCGCTGAATTTTCCGCTGGGCTTGGCTCAAATCCTCTACACGACCCATTTGGAAACCACGGGGGCGGTGTGGGTGAAGAATCATCAGGAAATGGACAGGGAAAGGCCGCTGGGCGCTGGCGTGCCCCATCCAGGACAGAATGAGAAGGTCTATACCGGCGAGGCGGCCGAAAAGGTGTTTGCCGAGGCGGTGAAAAAGGCCACGGAAGGGACAAAATAACATGGCATCGGCTGTAACAGTCATTTTTGGGGCGAATTCGACGCAGTTCCAGGCGGAACTGGCGCGGATGCAGGCGCTGACGGTCGCATCCAGCCGGCGCATGGCATCTGCGGCGGCATCCGGCCACATGGTAGGGACGACGGGCATCGTCCGTGAAACCGCCGTCATTGGGCGTGAAATAGCGCAAGGGCGCGGAATCGGGCGCATTCTGGCTTCCCTGACGCTTCTCACTCAATATCTAAGCAGTGCATCAAGGGCGGCGCAACAAGGGGCATCTGCGGCGCGAACACTATCAGATGCTTATGCCGAGGCTTCATTCAAGGCAAATGCGGCGGCAGTTGCAGCAATGCGAAAAGCATCGGCAACGGCAACTGAGGCTGAAATGGAGGGATTTGAAATTGATGCCACATTAACCGCCGCCGATGCTGATGCTGAGGAAGCCGCAACTGCAAATGCGGCGGCGGCGGCACTCGCACGAAAGGCCGAGGCTGCGGCTGCCGATGCTGCGGCTCAAGAAGCGGATGCGGCGGCAACGGCTGGCGCGGGAATGTCGTGGATCTTAATTTCTGGAATTTTCACAGCCGTGGCGCTTGCGGTTGGTGTTGTTTATGAACGCATCTGGGGAATCAGTAATCTTATCAAGAGCCTTGGTTTTGACGTTTCTACAATTGATTTGAGGGATGATTACATACCACTGCTGGAGCGGCATCTTAGTGATGTTCGCAACGCCCAAAAAGAAATAACCGATGAGGTTAATAAAACAGTCAATGCTTACTATTCTGCGGCAGAGCAAGCGAAGCGTGGCGCAACTGCCTCGAAGGAACATTTTGAATATCTAAAAAAGATGCTGGATATTCAAAAGGAAACCGAACTCACCACCGCAAAGACTCCAGGGCAAAAAGAAGGAATTGAAGCCAGATATGCCGGCAAGAGTTTGGAATTGCAAAAAATGCAGCAAGGAACCGAACTAGCCAACAAGCTGCTGGAGAAACATGCCCTTGAATCCGATTCCCAAAATAAATTCGCACAGGCCAATGCAATAAAGGTAACCACAAAGGCAGAAGATCAAAAATCATTTGGACAGTTAAACCAAGAAGCCGAGGCAGCTGAAAAGTTTTTGAAGGGTGATGGCGTTTGGGGTGAAGTGAAAAAAAACTTTGCAATTGCAGCAAAAGGCCCGCTGCAAGGGTATGCGATGTATAAAATGTTGCAGGCTACTGAAGAAGGTGGGGCTGCATTGGCGGCAAAAACAATCGCAAAACGGGATGCCTTCGCGGATGAGGTAAAAGCTAATGACGAAACCCGAAAGGCCAAGGAGCAACTTGTAAAGGACGCAGCAAAGGCAGCGGCTGCTGCCGCCGGAATCGGCGCTTCCGTCCCGGACATTGTAAAAGCGAATGCACAGAAAAATGCCGAAACTTCCGCCGAAGCCGCCGCGAAGCTTGCCGAGGGAAAAGCCAGGGATTTGGGCAAGATGGAAGAAAAAGGCTATTCCCTGAACAGCCAGCAAAAGATTGGCGCATACGCAGCCACGCCGCCGGTGATGTTGCAGATGGCGACATCGTTGAAATCTATTGACCATAAGGTTACACCCGCGCATCCGCCGAGCAATCATCCGCCCGGCGAGCGCAAGCCGCAACTTGGAACAAGGCCGTCCGACGGAAACACGCGGGGCGGAAATGAAATCTTCCACAAATTCAACATCTGATATTTTATGGCAGGCTACTTACAAGGCAGCGGTTTTCTAGCACTCACGTTCGGGCCGCTCAAGATTGATTACGGGCCGAAGGGAACGACGACGCATTTCACGGTGACATGCCTGACGATTGGGCCGCTGATCGCCTATTACAATTACATTGTCCAATTCGGCGCATCGGGGACGTTTTTGGGGTGCGACGTGGGTCTTGACGGCTCGACCGGCGCGGAGGTCAAAAGCCTCGAAGTATCCGTGCCGGGATTGTTGAACAACCTTCAGAGCGTTCTGTCCGAACTTTATTTCGATTTATGGGAGTTGCTGACAAACGAACCCACGGATTCGATTTTCAACAACCCTCTGATCGTCGGTGCGGCCGGCTGGATGACGGACAACGACAAGGTGATCCTTTCATCCGTTGCTATTAACGGTTTCGCGCTTGACGAAGCGCTGGCGGACGCAAATAAAAGGTGCAATGACACGCCACAGTCTTTGTCTTACCCGGCATCCGGCGGGACGGGGGATTCACCATCGCAATATCAATCGCCTTCCGATTCCCGTTCCAAGCAGATTTATATCGAAATAATGAAGGGACAGACGGAATTTGAACGCCCCGCATACGTCTTGAGGCACACGAGCTATTGCAGCGCGGGCGCACTTTACAACACCAGCACGGCCAACACGGGAAAGATTTACACGCCGGCACAGTTGTTGACGGAGGTGGGCAGTGGGTGGACTTACAATCTGCCGCCTCGCCTGTATTCCAAGATTGCGGGCATCCCGTTTCAGCTTGCGCCAACCACCGAGGCTGGTTATTATGAGTGGGGCTGGAAGAAAACCATTTCGAGGGAGCCGGTCATGGCTAATTTCATGGTTGAATGCGAAACGGAATACGCGCTGAACCTCTGGAGCACCCTCCGCTACGAGCCGCGTTAAAATGCGCTCCAAAAACATCCATTCAGACGCTACCGGAAACGGACCAGACAGCGACTTCATCAATCGCGTGCTGGACCGCCTGAAGGAACTGCAATTTTTTTCCACGGAGACGGTAAAGGTGGAACAGACCACCAGGGGAACACGATTTCACGCAAAACCCGCGCGCGGAAGCCGGCCCAGCGCGCCTGCCGGAAGCTTTGACATCTACGACCAGACGAAAAGTTATGCGACGGGGGATACGTTTGTGGTTCTGACTCAAATGACAATCGCCACAATCACGGTTGCCGCTGGGCTGTATGGCGTGCCTTCAGCGGGCGTGGACGCGCAACTGGCGCGGACATGGGCCGGGAGCGTTCCGGCCAGTCCAACGGGCAACGCCGTGCCGCAAGACCCTCTGCCGGCCACAGGGACATGCTACGCTCTCCTGATTGTCCCCTACTGCGTTTGACAAATGAGCAACGTGACTACCAGCCCGCCGCAACCGGCCAAGTGCGCGGGATATAAATCCTGCGGCGCGCAGCGTTACTACCGCAAGAAGCCGGGGCTGAAGCTCTACAAAAACACGACAAACCTCTGCGGCTCCGGGCCGGGCCAAAGTCCATCCAGCGATCAGGCTCAAGGCATCGGCACCACGCTGAATGCCACCACCGGGACGGCAGACTTCTCGCCACTCCATTCGCCGGATGGATTTTTCGATGGGATTTCGCTGTATTGCGGGTTTGGAGATTGCGCCCGGAACGTGGGCAGCACAGGCACGCGCTACACGGGAAACAATTTCGATTTTGCCACCAACTTTTGCGGGCCGTGGACTCAGCGGCCGCCGGTCAACACGTTCGCCTCAACGCCGATGGACGCGCTGCTGGAGGTGTCGGTTGTGTCCGGCGGCACGGGTTACACAGACGGCGCGTTGCTGACGGTGACGCTGCCTTACTCGCCATCGTCTAATCCAGATGACGTGGCTCCGACATTCCGAATCAAAACCACGACACCGACCAGCGGCATCATTGAAAGCGCAACGGTCGTTGTCGCCGGAGCGGTATATGTAGATTTAACGGCGCTGACTGATGCAAATCCGCATCCGTCTGGCACGGCGGCGGTGTTCACATTTTTGCGGCAGGACGCGGTTCACAATTTCAGTGGGTGCAACCAAGTGGGCTGGGCGGAGGTGTGCTCGAATCGAAGGTGGCATGGGCAGAAACCATTCAACGATCCGAACGGAGTGCCAACGATTCAAAATATCGGCACTACGGAATTTTGCCTTGGATTGGCGAATTACGAGCCGTGCCGGGCCAGCACCAGCCCGTGCAGTTACACGATTCCGCAAACAAAATATCTTACTTTGGACATCAACTGCACCTACATCAGCAGTTGGGTGTCTGGATATACGAATTTCAACATCTCCGATTCAAGATCAATGTCCATTAATAAAAACAGCGGTGAGTTGGAATTGAATGGCGGCGCTGATATGCCGCCACTCACCAGCGGGGTTGATTATCCTTCCGGCATGAGCGCCCCAGCCAGCTTGCTTTCCAAGGGGCTTGGGAGTTTGAAAGACGGGCTTGATTTTCTTTCTTATGGGCCAACCTACATTGGCATTCGCGACCCACAATCAATCAGTTACGGAACCGGTTTTACAATCACGTTCAATTACACCGGCGGCGCGGCTAATGGAACTGGTCACGTCAATGGAAAGGTGACAAGAGATTCAGATGGCTTGCTATTAGAATGGTTTGACGTAAATTTTGACACCGGCCATTTTGAGTGGCATTACCCGTATGCCTACGTTCCAATAAGCCCGGACGGTGGGCCTGGAACCGGTCCGATACTTTTAGTAGATGAAGTGCTAGACATAACAAAGACAAGTTATTCGTTGATTAGAACGTATGGAAGCACCTATTCTTACACAGATCCGCCACAAACCTATACGGCATCTTGCATCGCCACGCTTTCAATTGCGAACACCGTTGCCGACGTGACCGCCGACGCCGAGGCGAACTATCAATCGTGGAATCTCATGGACAGGTCTTTGATGCCGCTGCAAACGCGGCCCTGGGACGGCATCATTCCGAAAGTGACGAGGAACGAGTTGCCAACCGAGCGGCAGTTTTCGGATGTCGGAATCGTATCGTTAACACCAGTGCCGGACTATTCCACAAATCCCGCCGGGACGATGGACTGGTATGACACGACCTGCCAGCTGTGGAAACATTCCGACGCCGCGCCTTACTACGGAGCCTTTTGTCTTGTTGGAAACGAGGCAGCCGAATTTGCCAGCGACACTGGAACGCTGGTGACAGTTGTGGACGGCTCGATTCTTGGCCTGCCGCTGGACTTGATCAACGGCGATGGAGTGCCGATGGATTACTTCGACGCGAATTTTTTGGATTATGAAAATTGCCCGCCGAGGATCTGGCTGGATTCGGCCTATCTCCGAGCCTACGGGAAGTGGAATAAAGATTACCGTGTGACGCAGACGACGAACCGATGGGAGGCGTCGCAACTGGCCTTCTGCCGCCAGCGCCTTTACGGGCCGCAGTTCGCTCCGCTCGGTAGCATCTGGGTGTCGAAGTGTGTCCAGACGGTTGTGAGATTTCCTGCGTTCAATCATGCGCGGCCTTTCGGGAAAGACAGATGGCTGGTGGATGAAAACAAAGTTGGCTGCTTCACGGCTGATTTTGGCACTAGCAGCTTCACCGGGATAGCGGGAACTTTCGCGCGCACGCCAACCGGATTTGCTGCGGGCCAGAATTGGGCAATGTTTGAAACCGGCGTTGACGGGCTTTACCACATTGACACGTTCACTAATCCAAGTTTCACCTGTCATTCCGTCGGAAGCCTGCCATCGGGATTTGACTATTGGGATGACGGCGCCGACTTGGCCGGCGATACGAAAGGCATCTGCTTCCAATTTCGGATGCCGAGTTGCCCGCCGTTTGGCGGGCGGCTGGCGGTGGTGTCGGTGGCCGACAATGGCGACGGCACTTGCACGGTGGTTCTTGCCGAGGCGCTGCCCGTGCTGAACAATATCAAGCCGGACGGGACGGCAGGGACTTACGCGCTGGATTTCTGCGCGGCAGACATGACGGCGCTGAAAAGCAACGTGGTGGTTGGGTTACAAATCAAGGATTCAAATGGCAACCGGCCCGGCACGCACGCCGCCGACGCCGGGCAACTGCCGTTAATCTCCCCGGTGGATTATATTCCTACAGCCAGCACGCTGACGACGTTCATTGTGACGGCGGCGCTGGCAGACATTTCGGCGACGAAATGGGTTGTGCTTTACGGCGCGCTGCCGGGCGAGTCCGCGGTGAACTGGCAGATGCCGGATGCAAGCAACCATCCAATCCCAAAATGGTATTGGTGTTACGACGGCTGGCAGGGCGCGCATGGTGGCGTCGGAACGATGGTCAAAGGCGAGTGGAGTTTTGATTTGCGAACCACCGGAGAATTTTTGCGGATGACGGTCAATTCGCGCGAGCCAAACGGCGTTTATCCGCTCGGTTACGAAACACTCGATTCGGCTGGCGATTTGTGGCGCGTGACGACTGCCAGCGGCCCTGCTGGAAGCAGCAGCGACCCTTTTCCGTCATCGCCGTCCGTAGGAGACACCGCGAGCGATGGCGGCATAATCTGGACGTGCGTCTGGTCTTCAGCTTGCGCCGGGCTGTTTGGCGGCGACCTTCCGGTTGCGAATGACGGTTACGACCCGACGCTGACGACGCTGGCGGATGTTTGCAAAAAGACGGCAGCTTGCGGGCCGGGCTACATAGTCATGTCTCCGCACTCGACCGACACGCCGCCGGCCAATCAGGGCGACAGATTTGATTTTTCTGACAACACTTTCATCGCCGACCCGCGCTACGGTTCGCGCCGGGTGGTGAGTGTATTTCAAGGCATGACCGACCCGTTTTATCAAATCCCGCACCCGGCCTGCGCGAGCGATGAATGCGGAACTGAAGCCTATCCGGTGAAGGGTTGTCCGCCGACGTGCGTGCCGATTGTGGAAGCGCGGGCGATTCTGCCGGGGTCAAGCAGCTTGACAGCCTCGCCTGATGGTGGCGGCGGGGCGGCGTTGAACGAGACGCCGGTGTTACTCTACGATTACACGATGTTGAATGCCGCGGCTTACAGCGTCGGGAACATCGCCTTTCCGCCATCGCCAGCCGACCAGCCGGCCACGATTTACGCTCCGACGGGAACTTTTACGCTTTGCCCATGATTCATGGATTGCCAAAGAACGCACCGCTACCGGCCCAGTCCACAGTCCACAGTCCACAGTCCACAGTCAATTCTTCCGGCAAGCCAAACAAGCTGGCCAAATTCATCGCCAACTCGCCGCGCCTGGTCAAGCATTTGAAGCGGTATCGCCGGCCGGCAGACCGCGGGCTGGGTGACACGGTGGCGCGAATGGCTGGCGGCACGAATGGGAAACGATTCGCGGCGTGGTTTGCGGCACGGGTAGGGCAATTGTGCGGATGCGCGGATGCCCAGACCTGGCTGAATCGGAACTTTCCGCATTAAACCGGGCAGTGGGCCAACCGCAAGGTTTGACTCCGTGGGTTTTATATGAAGTTCATCCGGGCATTATTGCTCCCATTTCTCGCCTTGACTTCGCTCGTTTGCGCCGGTCCCTCACTGGCGCAGACGGCTATTTCCACCAATAACGTCACCATCAACATCAGTTCGTTCGGGCTGAATTCCGCGGCCGTCCGGTCCGTGACCGTAACTCCCAAGTATTGGGCGCCCATCGGCAACACGATTTATGTCAATCCGCCGCAAACCATCAACGTGTCACAGCAGCCTCGGTTGACCAACGGGACGGTGACGGTCAGTAATTTGGTTTGCGGCATTCCCTATCAAATTGACCTGTCCGGGTATCGGGTTTGGTCAACCAACTTTTTAATCCCGGCTACGGCTGGAACCAACACGACGATCACACTCCAGACGGCGTGGATTGGTAAATATGTGGATCCGGCCACCTTTTATTACCCAAACCCGGTGGTGACGAACGTAACGGTGAACATCAGCGGCTCCAGCAGCGGCCTGTGGACCAGCTTGGGCGGCAGTATTTATCCCAATGGCAGCACGGGCACCAACGGCGGCTGGATTTCGGCCGGCGGCAACATTTACCCACAATGAACATGAAACCATTCCTTGCTTTAATATTCGCGTTCGCGGCGGCGCTGGCGTCCGCCACACCCATCATTCCGAACCCGTCCGCGCCGGACTCAATCGGCACGCCGACGAACCAGTTCCCTGGCGTCTTTGCCACCAACGGCAACTTCCAAAAGCTGCAAGTGAACGGGGTGGATGTTGTAACAAATCCTGCCGCGGGCAGCACCAACGGCGGCGCGACACTGGCGGCTGGAACCGGCATCACGGTCACTGTTTCTGGCGGCACGAACATCATCTCACTTTATTCCGCGCCGACGATCACAGCGTTCGCGAATAATCAAAACCCGCAGGAGGTTGGAGCGACCGTCACGAGCACGCTGCTGACGTGGACGCGCGCCGGCGGGCCGGTCACTTCGCTTGCGCTGGACAATTCCATCGGCAGCGTAGCCACCAACCTGACCAGCTACTCGCACACTTCCAGCTACACCACGGCCAGAACCTACATCATGACGGCCAGCGACGGCACGACAACGGCAACGGCCTCAACGACGGTTAATTTTTACTCGAAGATTTATTGGGGAGCATCGGCACAGACGGCTTCAACCATCACGGATGGGCAGATCATCGCGCTTGGCGGCGCATTCGCAACCTCACGCGCAACGACGCAGACTATCAGCACGGCCAGCACTTATTTGTTTTTCTGCTACCCGGCGGCATGGGGCGCAGCGACTTTCACCGTGAATGGTTTTCCTGATGCCGGCTGGACGCTGGTGACGCGGAATGTCACGAACGCATCCGGCGGAATTATCAGTTATCGCATCTACCAGCACACGCTGGCGACCATCGGAGATTTCACCGTCCAAGTTCAATAACAATATGAAAACGATTCTTTCTCTTTTTGCTTTGCTGGCGGCAACCGGATTGGCGCTGGCGCAAGTCACCGTGCCGGGGCCGCTCACCGCCAACGGTGCTGGTTACAAAGTTGTAGATGGCAGCGAAGTCGGCGGCACGGTAGCCAACGCGACTAACGCGGGCGTTGCTACCAATGCGCCGGACGGTAAGGTAATTTCATCGTTGAATCAGGCGACGAACATTGCCGCGATTGCCGCGCAACAAGCTACGAATGGATTTACATCCGGCTCCGGCCAGACCGCTGCTCAGGTGGGCACGCAAATCACGGCCAGCAACGCCGTGTCCAAAGTCAATGCAGCCACCAACCTTTTAGGGTCTGCCATCTTTGGGACTGAACTGCCTCAAGCGCGGGCAACTTCTCGGATGTTGAGTCCAGCCTTTGCGGTGTTTGAAACTTCCTTCGAGCAGGGCGATTACACGGTTAATCAGCTTTACGTCACCAACGAGCTTAACGCAATCGGAGCGTGGGGGCTTGCCCAAAACCAAGATATTATTTATCAGATTGATGCGATCAATTGGACTAGCAACGCACTTTCTGGAGGAACCATTGCCATAAACCCAACCAATTTTCCAGTGGGCGCTCCCTACCTAGCGACCTTGGCACATGCCAACGGCATCCAACTTTGGGCACACGTTTTCTACGATAGTCCGGCCTTTGGTAACGTCATGCCTACCAATAACCCTTCGGCGGCGGATAACATCACCAAGACATTCGCCGTTTGGGGTTTTGACGGAATTGTTGACGACAACGCACCGGCAGACACTGCAATTGGCAACTCAATTCTTCTGGCCTGGTCAGGTGCGATTGAGCGGTATAAACCGCAGATGATTTACGAGCACTACGATTACTTTATGTCCTACGGTTCGTTGAATGTTCTAAATGGGTCTTACACTCCGAGCCAGATGTCCACCACCTATCCTTTGGAAGAATACGCAGGGCAGGCAAATATCCTGAACTCCGCGTTCACAACGTGGTATAGCAGCGGGACAGGTGCTGCGATGTATGAGGGCACGTTCGTCTGGCGCAAAACCTATCCCGCATTCAACAAGCCAGGAAATTACATTATGTGCGGAGTCAATGGCACATTTGACACCAACTCATTCAAGTGCGGAGTCAACACGGCCATTTCGTTCGCAGACCCGTTGCAAGTTGTGCAAATCTTTGCCGTGACCAATCTTTCGGCGGCAAATAATATCTACCTGACGAATGCACTGACACGAAGTTCGTTTGCCTACCAAGTGTGGAATGACAAGCTGTGCAACTCAGCGCAGGACACCTACAGCAACGCGGGCGTGTATTTCGCCTCCGCTCCACTGGTGAAGGGCGTAAAGTTGACCACTCGTAACACCAACAACTCGGTGCAGTCCGTCAGTGTGAACATCACGAACCTGTGGCCTCTACAGTCGAATACGGTTTATGTCGCCCAAAACATTGACCCGGTGAATCCGTATTCAGTGGTTTTCAGCAACGCTTTGCCATTGAGTTTGCCGACGAATAGCATTGATGTGTTCTGGGTGACTAATTTACCTCCAAGCTATGTAACATCCAACGATCTTGTCCAAATTGAGAACAGTTCTTCGCCGGGGCAGATTGCTACTGCGACACCAACAGGAGTGGCATGGAGTAATGCTCCGGCTGGGGGAGGGGCATCTTTTGCTCTCACAAACGGCATCACCAACGCCGTCGTCATCGGGTATTCTTCGCAGACAATCGGCGGGTCAAATGTCTTGGTGGCGATTCTGCTTCCCACGACGAATACGCCGCCGGTTTCGCAGTCCATGATTCCAGTTGGCCAGAGTTTGCTTGTAGGCCAAGTGCTGACGACCGTGCCATCGGCGGGCGGGGGAGGTAGTTACATCGTCGGCTATACAAACATTGGCGGTTCAACTTCTGTCTTCGATTTTAACCTGTGGGTCTTAACCAAATTTACCGCTCCGGCATCGGGAACCATTGATGCTGTCTATATCTACTCGTCTTGCGTTTTCGGCACCAGTGTAAAACTTGGACTCTATGCCGATTCTGCCGGTGTTCCCGGTGCGTTGGTTTCCGGGCCGACTGAAATAGGTGCTGCAACTTGGAGTCTGGAATGGCATCCATTCACCGTCAGTTTTCCAGTCATCGCGGGCAACACATATTGGATAGCTGAAATTGCCAACCAATCCGGTCAAATCTCTATTCGATACGACTGGAGTTCTGGCAGTAATTGGTATTATAAAACTCAAGCGTATTCTGATACTTGGAGCGACCCACTAGGGACTGCCGCCGTCCAAGCCGAACTGCTTTCTGTGAAGGCTCACATCACAGCGCCTTGATATGAAACATTTTCTCGTAATCCTCTGCGTCCTATGTGCCTCTGCACTGCACCTGTCAGCGGAAGACCGCTACGTTTCTCAATCTGGCAATTTCCCCGGAACTAACGACCTGAATGGACTGAATCAATGGACGAACGTAATTGCTGGCGACACAGTTCATCTCGTTGGCACGCTAACAAATCAGTTGACCATTGGCGGAAGCGGCACGGCTGGAAATCCCATCACCATCTATTTCGAGCCGAACGCGAAGTTAAGTGCCACCAACCAGCCGCTCGGTGCGATCCGGGTGAACGCCCAGAACTACATCACCATAGATGGAGGTTCAAACGGAGTCATCGAAGCCACTGCATCGGGCAGTGGATTGGCTTACCAATCAGGGTCATGTGGAATCTATGGGAGTTCAGCCAGCCATTTGACAGTTCAAAACCTTCTCATCCAAAATATGTATGTCCGAACCAGCACCAACGACCAATCGGGAGGGGTAGGAGGTGCCCAGGGAGTTGCCATTGCAAATTATTGCAATGTGTATCCATACGCGTTCAGTGACTTCACCGTCAGCAACTGTGTAATGCATGACACAGGCTCCGGTATTACGGTGACCTATATTGGTGTTTGCTCTAACTTCACAATCATTGGAAACACGATTTCCCGCTGCAACTGGGTTATGAATTGCGCCGATCAAGACACCAACTCGGCCATTTATAATATAGTGTTTGCAAAAAATCATTATTATAGTTTCACCAACTGGGATGACCCGATAGGCAACTATTATCATCACGATGGATTTTTCCCGTGGTCAAACTGGGGGGGCAAAATCCGGGACATGAAGATTTATGACAATGTCATTGGCCCCGACCTTGGCCCTTATTGCACCGCCGGGATTTATCTGTCTTGTGAAACGGTGAACGACTTTACCAATATCCTTGTCTATAACAATCTGTTTCTGGGCAATCCCGGTGAATCGGTTGCTGACGGCTTGATTTTTGCGTGGAGGGTTGGTGGGATTCAAATCTTGAATAATACCTTCCTGCATGGAGGCAGTAGCGCATCAATCAATTTTGGAACGAATGGCGGGGTGAACACCATCAAGGGAAACATTTCCAGTGGTGGGGCGACATTCTACATGGCCAATTACGGAACTGGGAATCTCCTGATGGATAGCAACATCATTTATAACATGCCGTCGGGCTACGAATACAGTTTTGGAAGTTTCGGGAGTCAGGGCTACACTACATTGGCGGGAGCGCAATCGTTGGGTTACGAGCTTCATACCGTGAACGCCAATCCTCTGGTCAACAGCGATGGAACATTGCAAGCCGCCAGTCCAGCCATAGGCGCGGGGGCAAACTTTTACAGCCTTTTCACCGTTGACAAGGCAGGCAATCCTCGCCCGGCAACCGGCCCGTGGACGATTGGGGCGTATGAGTCTGTGACTAATACGCCTGCACCGCCGTCGGGCGGGATAAAGTTTTTACCATTTTTGAAACACCAGTGAGTTGAGGACGAAAGGGCAACTTATATGGCATTGATTCCACTGGTTATGACAAAGACATCCCTGATTAAAATGGGTGTTAGCCTTATTCCGGCAAGCGTTCCTTTCCTGCTTGCGCAGGCCGGTATGATAGGTCAGGACACTGGACTATCTATGGTAATTGTTGGTTCAGTGGTTGGCGGCGCGTGGTATTTGAACGGAAGATTGACGAAGATTGAGGATGGAAACACGCGGTGCCAAGAGCGTCTCGACAAACTGGACACGGCGATTGACAAGTTGCGGACTGACACTGTAACAGCAGCAACTGCTGCTGCTGCTGCTGCTGCTGCTGCTGCTGCTGCTGCTGCTGCTGCTGCTGCTGCTGCTGCTGCTGCACACACCAGTAAGAAAATTGGGGAATAAGTTATGAAACACTTTGATGGATACCTTTACGCAGCTATCGCAATGACTGGATTTATCACTTCGTCACTTGGAAGTGATGAGGCGTTCACCTTGTTTCAGCCATCAACTTTATTCTGGGCAAAGGTTACGTTCGGTTCACTCGGAGCGGGCGCTTTGGCGGTAAAGATGTATCGCTCGACGACGTTTGCTCAAATTAAATCGGAGACAACACCCGACTCAACGGTGATAACGGAAACCCGAAAAGAAAGTGTGCCACCTGTTACGGCACAACCAATCACCGCCGCTCAGATGGCTGCCGCGCCAGTCACAATTCCTGTCCCCGTAGTTCAACCAACACCGGCCACTCCGCCGGCCACTCCGTCGGAGACAAAAATATGAGCGACACATTTACAATATACGAACCTGGAACGACTACGCTTGAACCTATTGATGATTCATTTGAGTTTCTCTACGAGAGCAGTGAGGACATTTATAACTACCTCATTCCACAACGAGAGAAGAAGCCGGAGAAACAGCCATGATAACAGCTATTATAGTTTGCGTCTCCTTTTTGGTCGGCCTTTTCACGCCTAGAATCATCGCCGTCGTGATGATACTTATGTTGCCCCGGCGATTTACGAAACCATGAACAGCCTGACACCATTAACCAATGCCGAGCGTGCAAGGGGTGCGAAACATATCGGCACAATGACTCCGTGCGTCCATCACGAATTTGCTGAGATGTTGGAAGAAAGGCTTTACATGGCAAACGTGAAGCTTGGTCAATATGGATTAACACCAGTTCGCACAGATAACATTCACTTTCTAAAAGACAAAAACACAAAATGAAAACTCAATACAAATACGATCTGCGGCCGTCACCACAACACATCCTCGACTTTGGATTTGAACGTCTGGTGCGTGAAACACAAATTGATCCGGCAACTCCACTCCCGGCAATAACAAATAATCGCGCAATCTGCCCGCCTGTTCTGGATCAAGAGGCTGAAGGCTCTTGCACGGCAAACGCGGTTTCAGGGGCAATCCAATTTAACGAAATCGTCAAAGGCATTCCGCTCTGGTTGCCGAGCCGCCAGTTTGAGTATTACAATTCTCGTTCAATAGACGGTGACACGATGACCGACAGTGGCTCGACGCTCCGCGCTTCGATTCAGGCACTCGCGCAATATGGAATTTGTCCTGAAGATGAATATCCTTACCGCGACAGTGATGGATTTTTCAACGCCCTGACAAAGCCACCGCAACAGTGTTACACCGACGCCCTGCCGAATGCGATTCGCAGCTACTACGCGCTGCACACGCTGACGGATATGAAGACCTGTCTGGCCAACAAGGGGAATTTTGTTTTCGGATTCACCGTCTATGAATCTTTCGAGGACAAGTCTTGGCAGACTTCAGGAGTCATGCCGATGCCCATACCAGCCTACGAGCGGAAGATGGGTGGCCACGCCGTCAGGGCAGTGGACTTCGACGATTCAAAGCAGGCGTTTCTTGTCGCAAATTCATGGGGCGTAAAATTTGCTTTGCAAGGTTATTGGTGGATGAGTTACGAAATCATGCTGAAATACGGATTTGACTGGTGGACATTTACAAACAGAATTTAACCATGAAACTTTCAGGACGTATATTCAATATAGCGCTGCCTCGCGGATCACAGTGGATGGACATTGAGCTTAATGTTCCAGTAGAGGCGCTGCTGGAACTTGTGTAGAAACGGCTGTCCAAAACAAAAAAGAAAACAACAACCGAAAGGAAAAATGCAAAATAACATTCACCTGATTCTACCCGTCATCGCACTTGTGCTGGCGGTCGTCGGAATCATCAAACCCACATGGCCATTGCTGGCCGTGGCCGTCATCCTATTGGCGGTAAATGCAATCGTAAAATCATGAAAAACAAAATCGCAATCGGATTGGCCGCACTGCTTCTGGCGTGCGGGGTATCAGTTAAGGCTCAAAGCATTCCGGCTGACATATCAGCGATCTACAACGATTCGCTTGGCTCAACAAATGCCACCTACGTTATCGCCGGTGAGCGAAAATTGACTGGTGACGCGAACAAGATTGCCGGCTTGTGGTTCTACAACGCGAACAGCATGGTTGCTGTCGGCGCAGGTATGGCAAAAGAGTGGACGCCAAACAAGGCTGCCCAAGCAGCCTCTTACAACTTATCTGTTGGCATACAACTGTCCACGGCGATTGCTCCACTTAACTTGTTCGGAATCACCAACAAGTTTGCGCGTCCATTCGTCGGCACATTCGTCGGCACTCCGTTCAGCGGACAGAACCAAGGGAACCTTATGAACGCCACACGAGCCGGCGTTGACTTGCACATTTACCAACTCAACGTAGCTAAAAACCCAGTCATCTTTTCTGGTGGCGGTTACTATGGAAACGAGTCTGGAACTGGCCCGGCGTATTCTGGAAATTGGATTGGGCTTTATTTGAGAATCGGTTGGGGGACATATTCGGCTCCGGTTCTTGCAGCCAACCAGAAAGCGAACGCATGGTCAACAGTGGCTTTGAATCAGCATCCAAGCCAGCAATTGCGCGAGTTCTGATTTCCACCAAAAATGGCCGGGTGCTCGTTCCTCCGACGCCCGGCCAATGTTGAAGTATGGATGCCTTTCCAATCTGCGGATACCACCTTTCACCTGGACAATTCTCGTCGCAGGATTGGCAGAGCTATAATGCGATTGACGCTAACGGAAGGCTGATTTCAAAAGTGCTAAAGCCGGTGTTTTATCTGTCTTTGGACGGCACACTTTACGAGATTCCACCATTTCAGCCAACTGATTATGCCTCTGCACCGCCCGCGCTGTGGGGGCCTCCGCTATTTCTGATTCCTTATGGCTGGTGGTCGCTGCCCGCACTTGGCCATGATTCTGCTTTCCAAAATTCGTTGCTGGCGGTGAACTCTGATGGTTTAAAGCATCTGGCGTTTCCGGGCGCGGACACGGAAGGCGCATGTAATGTGCTGCTGCTCGAAATGATGAAGGCTATCAAGCCAAACCCGACCACATTTGAGAAGTTGCAGATGGATGCGATTTACGAGGGCGTGACGATTGGAGGCTGGCACGCCTTCAAAGAGGACCGCGGATGACATTATGCCGGCCGCCGAAACATTATTCCTGAAAATCTGGACCGAAAAAGGCGGCCGACCCCAGGGCACGGTGCTGCAAATCGGACGAGCGATCCCGTCCAGCATGACCATCGAGGAGGCGGTGCGCTGGATTTATGAGTTGGGCGCCGAGCGCCTTCCCCGGGTCGCGGAAAAGCACCGGAACCCACATCGAGACTGATATGCTTTTGACCCAGGCCATAGCCATTGTGGAAACCGGCAACCGATGGACGGCGCCGCACCAGGACGAGCGCGGTCTGGCCGTGTCTGTTTTTCAAATCCACCGCCCGGCGTGGCTGGACGTGAAAAGGGCTTATGGAACCCGAACTGACCGGCAGTTTCTTGACGTGGGCGAGCACTTCCAAGACATCGCCGGGAACGATCAGGAAAGTATGATCCGCGCGCAGAACACAGCCAATGGCTACCTCGCCATCATTAAGCGCCGGCTGCTCAGGGCGGGAACATCCACAAGCGCGGCTAACATTTACGGATGTTGGAACCTGGGGTTTGATGGGTTCAAGCGGCGGCATTTCAATCTCAAGGAATGCCCGCTGCCGATGCGGCGCAACGCGGCCCGGGTATCGCTTCTGGCCGATAACGGCCGCATCAACGGCCACGAGCCATGAACACCGCCGAGGAACATAATCATGCAGAGGGGGTGCCGCGGTTGCCGTCACAAAAACCGGCCGTTATTTCCGACCAACCCGGCCAGCCCGTGCTGGGTCATGCGGCTCCGACGAAAAGCGAAAAGGTGAAGTTTTTTGAGGAAATGATGACGGGGATGGGAATCAAGTTTGTTGATTGCACGCCGGCAATCATCCATGACGAGCGGAAGTTTTTAAGAAAGCGGCAACCAAAGAGGACCCGCGCAAAACCGCCATGAAATTTACAATTGATTGCAAGTCCGCGGCTCAAGCCGAATTGCCGTCGGTTGTGGCGTGCATTGCGGCGCTTAAAAAGCTTCCCGATGGAGAATTAAAAACGCGCGTCGGTTTGGCATCGGCGGCCGGCATCAGTCCAGGAACCATTCTACACATCGGCACATCCCTGCCGGACGAATACAAAGCCAATCAGGGGCGTTTAATGATTTATGGCAATGCAAAAACAATCAAGGCGTGGCGCGCCTGGAAAATTCACAATTGACGGCGAGGAACAGCCGGAGATAGCGCCGGTGGTCCGGCACGCATCCAAGCTGCCCAAGCCGGAGTTTGGGCATCTGCCAGTGCGCGTGCTGAATGACGGCGGTTGGTTCAGCCTGGGGCTGGTTGCCGATACGCATCTATGTTGCAAAGAGGAGCGTCTATCAGAGCTTCATGCGCAATATGATTTATTCGCCGCCGAGGGCATCCACACCGTTCTTCACGCCGGCAACCCGGTGGACGGTTACATCCCCAAGGTCAACGGCGGCAGCGTTTTTGAATCCAGCATAGACGGCCAGTGCCAGTATTTCATTGACAATTATCCTGCCCGCGCCGACATCAGGACATACTTCATCACCGGCGATGACCACGAGGGCTGGTGGATGAAGGAGGGGTTCAACTTCGGCGCCTACCTGACGTATCTGGCAAAGGATCAGGGCCGGCGGGATTTGATTTATTGCGGCCATATCGAATCGGACATTGAGGTGAAACATGGCGGCGCGCATTCAACCATCATCAAATTGCAGCACCCCGGCGGCGGGTCGGCCTACGCGCGAAGTTACACGGCTCAAAAACAAGTGGAAGCGTTCGAGGGAGGGGAAAAGCCGAACATCCTGATACAGGGCCATTATCACGTCGGGAATTACATGGTCGAGCGCAACGTCCACGTGATCGGGATGCCCGGGTTCAAGGATCAGGATATTTTCACACGGAAGAAGCGATTGAGGATGGAAGTGGGCGGAGCCATTCTCCGGTTCAAAACCAACCGTGACGATGGCACGGTGACTCGGTGCTCGGTCGAGTTCAATAGATATTTCACGCGCGGCTATTACAAGCCATACCTTCGCAGCGATGCCAGGGTGTTGAAAGGCCACGTCATCCTGACATGAAGGCCGCATTGCTTGCCGCCTGCCTGGCGCTGTTCATCCATCTCGGCCGGCAGCGGCAGCGGTGAGGCATTCTAGGGCGAATGTCGGCTTCTGAAAAAGAAGCGATTTCGCCTTGTAATGATTGTCCGAAGATCCGCCGTCAGCCGAATGGGTGATCAAGTCGGCGTCATGCCTGGAAAAATAATTCTCCAGCACCCAGCAGACGAAACTGGAGAAAGACCATCGCCTTTTCTTCGCCTCTGCTTTCGTCCGGGCCATCAGTTCCGGGTCTGGAAAGCTGATGCCGGTTGTGACGTATTTTGCCTTCATCTATTTGAAGCATAATCGGCCCCCAAAAATAATTCAAGATATTAGTTGACGAATCTTGCATGATCTTGTAAAGTCTTTACAAGATTCAGCGCAACCAATGAAATCGCCAATAATAACAACCGGAATCAGCATCCACCCAAAACTCTTGGCGCGGGCCAAAAGGCAGGCGCGCAGCGAAGATTTAAGCTTCAGCAAGTTCATCTGCCGCCGGTTGGTGGAGCATTTTTCCAAAAAAAGAAAGGCCCGGCGATGACCAATCCCCTTGGCAAAGGAACCGGCAATGTGGGCGTCAACCTGGTGGACTCCGAGAAGGATATTTGGGCGCGGCTGGCGTTCGTGGACGACCGCAGTCTGGGTGAGTTTCTTCGGCGCATGGCATTGATCGGGTTGCGGTCCCACAACAACGATGCGGCAAACCAGATTGAAACCATCCGGCGCCAATACGCCGAAAACAAACAAAAGGCGCGGGCGGCATGAGTGCGACCGGACATGGCGTCATGGCGGACTTGGCTGAGAAGCTGGCGCTGGAACTGGTGCGCAAACATCGGCGCTTGGTGGCCAAAGATGATGTGGAAGCGGCCAAAATACTCGGGCGCGGCCGGACATGGCTCTGGGAACAATGCCGCCGGCAACCCGGCGATCCCCTGCGCATCAACCGCACCAGTGGCCGGCAGATTCTATTTGCGGAACTGGCCCGTTACGCACAGGCGGCTTTGAACGCCGGATTGACGTTGTGATAAACCTAAATGTGAACACAAAAAAAATAGTTGGTTATTCGGACGGCCGGCGGTTCCATGATGACGGGCTGTTTATGGAGCGGCGGCGCCGGGAATTGCGGCGGCAACGGATCTTTGTCATCGCCGTGTGCGCGATCACCATCGCCGGTTGCTTTGTCTTTGGGAAAATATGAACACCACGGAGTCGCCCATTATTTCCGATGCCACTTCGGCGCTGGCGGTCCGGTGCAAGTGGTGTGTGAACCGGATTGGGGAGGTGCGTTACCGCCTGACACCAGGCGGCGAGTGGGAGGGCGAGAATCCGATGGCGTATTTCACCTTTCAGCGGCGTGGCAGCGATGGAATTTGCCCCGAATGTCTGGCCACGGCCAAGTCGGCGGCGCATCGGTTTCAGAAGTCGGTGATGAGCCACTGCCCGCCGAAAACCAGAAAGCAAAAATATGAAACGAAAATCAATTGCTATCCTGCAACCGTTGCCGAAGCCCAAGGCTAAGGGCAGTTGCGCTCCATGCCGCGTTTCTGTAGAGCCGATTCCAATGCAGTTGTTTGACGGACACGCCGTTCTGATGGAGCTAACACCACTTGAACGAACGCGGACGCAGGGCGTAAATGTGAGTGACGTGCTCGACGCGATAGTCCGCCTGATGCGTCGCCCGGTGCGGCAAAACGCTTGTGCTGACCTGCCTCCGACTAAGGCGCGTCAACCGAGAAGCAGAACTGAAGGCGCTATCGGCGGTTAGGTCCGGCACGTTGTTCGACATCATGGCCGAATTTTCAAAACCATGTTCCTAAAAAACTACACGTCCAATGTGCCGGTGGGTCAGACCATCTATCGCATCGAGCAAGTGCTGATAAAGTGTGGCGTCAGCGGCATCACGAAAGAATATGTCAGCACCGCTGGCGGCATCGGTGCGATCACGTTCTCAATCCAGCCGGATGCCAACACGCCAAAGCTGACCGTGCGCCTGCCGGCCGACGTGGAAAAAGCGCAAGACGCGCTCTGGCTGAATTACGCCGGCGATAACCTCGGCGAAGATGGTAAGATGAAATGGCAAAGCCGGAAGAAACTCAAACGCGCCGATTTCAAAGACCAGGCGGAACGAACGGCGTGGAAAATAATCCAAGATTGGGTCGAAGTCCAAATGTCCATGATTCAAATGCACCAGGCCGAATACGCTGAAGTGTTCCTGCCCTACGTCTGGAACGGCGAGCAAACTATATTCCAGCGCATCAAATCAACCGGCTTCCGGGCCATGCTGCCGGAGAAATGCGAAGAGATGTCAAACGACGGAGCTATGCCGCGTGCGTCGAACCAAGAAAAAATATGAAAATAACCGATGCGATAGCCTGCCCGTGGTGCGGCGAAAAAGACCGTGACATGCTGATGATCATACAAACCGGCTACCCAACGCGGCCTCGCAAAAACGTCTGGTGCTCGATGTGCAACGTGACCGGCCCAGAAGGTATCAACGAGAAGAGCGCCATCGAACAATGGAACGCGAGGGCAGGCGGTCAACAACCTGTGGCGTCCAAAACGGCAGGAACCAAGCACGTTGGCATCAGCGACTTGTTCGGCGACATGCTCAAAACTGCAATGATGTCTCCCCACCAGGAGAAGATTGTGAACCTCGGAACCTGTCCAAGCTGCATGAAGCCTCTGGAATGTCTTGGCGCAACCGGCGGCTATAAATGGCACCAATGCAAACAATGCCTAGCCGTGTGGATAATGTCGCCGAACATAAAAGCTGACCTGCGCTGAACTTTATGAAACCGAACAAGACAACCAAACTCGCCTCAAGCCGTATCCCGCGTCAGGTCCGGCGGGTTGTTAGGCGACTGCGCTGGAAAATTGAAAGCTATCGCCGCGATGAAATCCCGCATATCGGCTGGCGCGTCCTACAAGGAAACGGACTACTGATAATGAGCGAACTCACAAAGGAAATGGCCACGCGACTAGCCGGCGACCACAACCGCTGTCTGTCGCCTAACGCCAAGCTCACCCACAGCCGGGTGAGCGGGCAACCAACTGAAACAAAATCTCTATGAAATCAAAAACCGTCCAATCCGAAGCGCCACCGGCTGTTGCGGTGCAGCGCGTTGTTAGGCCACGGGTGGCGTGTTCTATCTGTGGCAAAACCGTATCGTCCATAAAATCAAAAACACCGGGGCAAGTCCGTATCGGTTCGCATCGTGGTGAAAACAAAATCCTGTGTGAAGGCTATCTAAAACCAGTTAGCGCCCCGCAGCGAGCCGAAGTCAATGAAATCCTAGGAAACTGGATGGTTCGAGATTTCATGCTAAAGCGGATGTTGTGTCTCTGCCCAAACTATCTAGACGCATACATGATCGCTGGACTCATAAACAAGGAAGTGGCCTAACGCAGAGGTCAGCGATGGCGGGCCGCTGACGCACCAAAACAAAAGCAGCGTAATCCCGCCATTCGCTGCACCGACGGGTTAGACGACTATGTTCTCAACACAACAAAAACGTGAAATCGCAGACGCCGTGCAGAAAATCCTGCGCGCAACCAACCACCCGGAACTGCCAGCCGGAGAAATCAACTTCGCGCTCCATGTGGACGGCTCGGAGTCATGGTCATGGGCTGACATCCGCAACAACGGCCAAGTGACTCAGCCGGGTGTGAACCCGTGGAACGAAGCCCAAGACCCACGAACCGCGAAGGCGTCTAACGTGCGGAGCTAAGACGCGCCGCGATTAAATTTATGCAAACAAAATCGAAACCAACACCCAAGCGCAGGAATACTCGGCGTCGTTCTTCAGCGACTTGTTCGGCAACGGCGGATGAACTGATTATAGCCTTCGTCCAAGGGGCGCAGTGGTGGGAATACCAATCGCGCAAGGCGACAATGTGGCCAAGCGACCGTGATATTGCCGAACTCGAAGCAAAGTGCAGGGCCTCTAAAGGCACTCTGGGCAAGTTGCCGAACGTCGCGCATAAGCCAAGCGGCGATTGAAAATGAACATCCAAAATTGCAACCAAACCGCCCAAGTCCAGGAACACCCCGCTTTGGCTTCATGCGCTTGTTCGGCTGGCCGGCCCTGCGTGTCCTGCGGCGCGGTAGCGGTGGTCAGCAACGAGGACGGCGAATACTGCAAAGCCTGTATGCAACTCCACCTCGTCGAGAAAATGTTCGTGAACCTGACGGCGATGCAAAGGCCGAAAAGCATATCCGAAAACCCTGAATGGCTGGTCGGGCGTGGAATGTTCATGCGCCAATACCGCGCCCAAAACGGACTGTGTGCCATCTGCGGACTGCCGTTTGAACCGGAACAAATGACGCGAGATCATATCGTGCCGCGCAGTAAAGGCGGCGGAACACAATGGGACAACATCCAACTGGCGTGCGCTCCTTGTAACGAAAAAAAGGGAGACGCAATCCGGCAGCCGAACGCAGAGTTCAGGAACGCCGCATCTGGCGCTCCCGGACTCGCTGGAGGCGTCCAATAGGCGTTTCCTGCAACGATTTGTTAGCTGAAAACAACAACCAAAATCAAACTTATGGAAGTGCAAATATGGCTGCCGAAAAAGGCAAAGCTCGGTGTCGTGGAAAAAGAATATCCCGACATCTACGAGGATGGCGACGAGAAGCACGATGACCTGTCTTACTTCGTCGGGAACTCAAACGACGGGCCAAATGGCCGCGACTTCCTGACGTATCAGGAAGCCGTCGAGTGCTGTGGATTCGTGGAAGGTGCAATCCCCGGCGCGGAATGTGTGATGGAGGGCAACGGCGGCTGGGCGATGGGCATGATAAAACGCGACGACTTCTCTAGCTTTGCGGTCAGTCCGCAAAAAAAGGCGGCATGGAAGCGCCGAAGCAACAACTACTGGAAAGCCTTCAAACGTGGAAAGCGCCTTTCAGCTAACATAAAAGCTGACCTGCGCTGAACTTTATGAAACCGAACAAGACAACCAAACTCGCCTCAAGCCGTATCCCGCGTCAGGTCCGGCGGGTTGTTAGGCGACTGCGCTGGAAAATTGAAAGCTATCGCCGCGATGAAATCCCGCATATCGGCTGGCGCGTCCTACAAGGAAACAGACTACTGATAATGAGCGAACTCACAAAGGAAATGGCCACGCGACTAGCCGGCGACCACAACCGCTGTCTGTCGCCTAACAATGATTAGGCGTACACGTGTAAGTATATCATGAACCACGACGCAGCCATCCAGAAACTCACGGATACAGCCAGGCGTAAGCATTTCTCGCTGTCAACGGAGCAGAGTTACGCCGGCTGGCTGCGCCGATATTGCAGCTATCTTGCAAAACTTCCGGCCTCCTGGCCGAGCGAACGAAAACTGGAATCGTTCCTGTCCATGCTCGCCCGTGATGACGTTTCCGCCAGCACCCAAAATCAGGCGTTCAACGCGCTTCTTTTTTTCTACCAGGAATGTCTCGGCCATAAACTTTCCGGCGTTAATTCCCTCCGCGCCAAGCGCGCCGCCTTCGTTCGCCGCGCCCCGCCGGTCGAAGAGGTCCGCGCGCTGCTCAAGGACGTGCGCGACGAAAGTGCCTACCCGGTCCGGCTGGTCGTCAAATTGCTTTATGGTTGCGGCCTGCGGATCACCGAGCCGTTGAGCTTACGAATCCGCGACGTGGATATTCCTGGCAGCCGCTTCATCATCCGGCAAGCTAAAGGCCGCAAGGATCGCGTCGTGCCGATTCCCTGCCCGGTCATCGGTGAAATTCAGGCGCAAATCGAAAACGCGCGCGTCACTTGGCGCCGCGACGCGGCGGCGCAGGTGCCCATCAAACTGCCCGGCCAGCTCGCCCGGAAATATCCACGTGCCGCCTCGTCGTGGCAATGGGCGTGGCTCTTCCCGCAAATCGCGCCGTGCAACGACCCGCGCTCAGGCGAGATCGTGCGCTGGCACATGCTGGAATCTTGCGTGCAGCGGGCGGTTAAAAATTCCTGCCGCCGGATCGGCCTCGACATCAAGCCGCACGAACTGCGCCACGCCTACGCGACGCATTGCTTGAACGGCGGCCAGAACCCGCGCGCAATCCAGCAGGCGATGGGCCACAAGTCGCTCGAAACCACGATGGGCTACCTGCACGCGGAGGCGTTGAGCGTGCGCAGCCCGCTGGAGTTCCAATCCGCCTGATTTCCATGAACACAACCTTTCCAAGAAACCATCCGTTAAATATACGCCGCGGGTTTTACCCCCATTGGCAATGCGCAACACCATAACGGGAAACAGCACTGTAATTTTATGAACACAACTGAAGAACCAAAACGAATCACGGTCTGGCTTGAACCGGACTCTAAAATCAACTCGGAATACGGTCTCGTCACCTGTTGGGAATGGTGCCGGCTCGAATGCCAGCGCATCGGCCACGCGGAGGTTGCCATCAGCAAAACAGGTGACGTGGCGGTGAGGGTTTTATGATTGATTCCGTTTCCGAGACCGCCGGCGCGGAGGCTGATTTAAAGAAGTCGCGCCGCCGCAAGAATGTTTCCACATCGGACCCGATAAAACTGGACCGGTTGCCGCCGCACGCCATGGACATGGAGCAGGGTGTTCTCGGCTGCCAGTTGCTCTCGCCAAACGAATGCGTCGGCGAGGTCATCGAAAAACTGAAGGGTATCGGGGTTGAGGCGCATTACGACCTGCGTCATCAGACGATCCAGGCTGAATTGTTTGAGATGTTCGACTCACGGGTTCCGATTGATGTCATCACCTTGCAGCAACGGCTCAAGGACCGAAAATCTTCCGGCGGACAATCGCTTTTGGAACAGGTCGGCGGCATCGCTTATCTGTCGCAGCTTCAGGACGCGGTGCCTAGCGCGGCGAATCTTTCCTATTACCTCGACATCGTGCGGGAAAAATACCTGCTGCGGAAGATGATCCAGACCTGCACGGAGGTCGTCGGGCGGGTTTATGATTACGAGGGCGAGGTGGACGCGCTGCTGGACGAGGTGGAGCGCGACGTATTGCGCATCAGCGAATGCCGTTCCCAGCCTGGCGCATCCACCATTAAAGACTTGGTGCAATCGGCCATCAATACGGTGGAATCCATTTTTGAGCGCAAGGGATCCGTGTCAGGCCTGACCACCGGGTTTGCCGATCTGGACCGGATGACGGACGGTTTGCACGGCAGCGAAATGATTGTGGTCGCGGCCAGGCCGTCGCTGGGGAAAACCTCACTGGCCTGTGGAATTGTGGAACACGTCGTTTTGGAATCCAAACTGCCCGCCGCCATTTTTTCACTGGAAATGTCCGCCGAGGCGCTGGTGCTGCGGATGATGTGCTCGATTGCGCGGGTGAACCTGCGGACCATCCGCGAGGGGTTTATGAGTGAGTCGGATTTTCCGAAACTGACCAACGCGGCCGGGAGGTTGAATGGGGCGCCGTTGTTCATTGACGACTCGGCGGGGCTTTCGATTTTGCAGTTGCGGGCGCGGGCGCGGCGGCTGCACCAGATGCACGGCATCAAGCTGTTCGTGATTGATTATCTGCAACTGCTGAACGCACCGTCGCGCGGTCGGGACGGGAACCGCCAGCAGGAGGTGGCGGATATTTCCAGCGGCATCAAGGCGCTGGCGAAGGAACTGCGGGTGCCGGTGCTGGTGCTTTCACAATTAAACCGGGAACTGGAAAAGCGCGAAGGCAAGCCGCGGTTGTCCGATCTCCGCGAAAGCGGTTCGATTGAACAGGACGCCGACCTGGTGGGGCTGCTGTATAAACCGAGTGCGGGTGACGACGAAGATGGAAACTTCGAAGAAGCGGACGGCGTGCCGATAAATTTATTGATTGCGAAACAGCGCAACGGGCCGACGGGCGACGTGAACCTGACTTTTCTGAAAAGTTACACCCGGTTTGAAAGTGCCGCCCGGATAAGCGATGAGGATGTTCCACAGACATGAACACAGGGAACAACAATATTTTTAATTGTCTAGTGACGTGCGGCCGGTGCGGTGAACTGGGCCATGCCGAGGCGGACTGTCCGTTTGCATTGGATGAGGATGAACTGGCCATTACCCACTCCCACAAGCCGGCGCTCTCGGACGTTGAAACGCCGGTGGATGAATTTATAAAAAAGGCTGAAAAGCTGAAACAAGAGTAAAGATTTACACAGGATTTACATGACAATAACTTCGAGCAAACCAGACGCTTACGCCAGATATTACGGTAATGATTTTGAGGCGGCCACAAAGGGGTGGCCGCGCGAGGTGAAATGGTCTTACTGGACGTGCCTCTGGCATTACCGATCCCACACGCATTGCGCCGGACTCCCCAATGACGACGATTTCCTGCGGCGACTTTGCGAATGCGAGATGACGGAATGGATCCGAACAAAAGGTTTGATCTTCGACAACAACCTGTTCTTCAAACTCAAGGACGGGCACTGGCATCAGGCACGAGCCGCGAGTATTTATGCCGAGGACGTTGACAATTACCGCGCCCAATGTGAACGCACCGCCGCCGCCACGGCCGCCCGGCAAAGCACCAGGAAAACACAACAAGCAGTCGTAACGACCAACGTAACGACCAACGTAACGCCTTGCGTTACGGCAACACAATCAGAACCAGAACCAGAACCAAAGTCAGAAGAAGTATCTAAGTCAAAGCCAGTCTCATCCCCCATTACTGTTAAAAGTGATTCTTCTGCGACTCTGGAACAGACCGAACCACCGTTTCGTGAGATCCCAACGCTGGAGCAGGCCATTGCCATGACGATGACCGCCGGCATCCCGGAGGATTTCTCAAAATTCGTCTATGAGGACTGGTCCGGTCGGGATGGCCGGGACGGCGGAGGCGTGGTGGTGGCATGGCTGCCCTACGTGTCAAAACGGTGGTCGCGTGAGCAGAACCAATGGAAAAACGGCACGCATCGGGGGCGAAAGGGTATTGAGCGGCGCCCTGGATCCATCGGGCCAACACTGGCCGAGGTGAAGGCTTATGCCGCGGAGAAATGCCCGCCCGAAAAAGCCATGAATGTGGCGGTCTCGTTTCACCGTTACTGGTCAAAAAACCAATGGATGAAGCGCGGCATACCCATTGACTGGAAAGTTGAATTTACCGCGACCGCGGCAATAAACCGCTGAAACATTCACTTAAAATATGAACATAAAAACAGCAACCAATCCGATGGGTTACGCGGTTGAACCGTTTTGCGAGCCGGAGGAATCGCACCGGGAATTGCCGCCGGGCGAACACCCGGCGGCCCTGACAGGCGTTGGCCATCACCACGAGCAGATGGAGGCCGCCACGGCGCTGCTCGGGGACAGCGCGTTCTCGGAACAGGTGGACCGGCTGGTATTGCATTTCGGTCCGTACATTGCCGGTCCGAGTGGCGTTGGCGGCGCGGTGCGCGCCCGGATGATCATTGAGGAAATGCTGGACGAACTCGCGGAGAACGGGATGCTGGCCGGGCACAGCCGGTCGCCGTCGCTGGACTCGCCTAGATGGCAGGCGGCCATCATTAAAATCCTATCCAAGGCGTTCCAATGCAACCCGACCACAGCCATGTATGCGCTGCTGACTGTCTGGGATGAGCCGCTGCTGGACGACATCACCGGGCACCGAAATGCTGCGAAGTTTGCGCGCCAGATTGGATGCTCCAAGGCGGCGGTGACGAAGCAGGTGAAGGAGATGCAAAAATTCTTCGGCCTGCCGCCGCGTAAAGGACAGCGGGATGAAGCTGCCTGCGCCAACATGCGCAACAGCCGGATGAAACAATTAAAAACAGGAAAATTATGACCAAACACACTCACAAAACAACATTAGTTACAAGCCCAATGACCTCCGAGGAATTGCGGATGGCAAACGCGAGACTTTCCGAACCTGTCGCCGGCGGCGAGGAGTCTACCGCACCGCCGCCCCAGACCGGGGCATTAACTCCGAGGGCGGCGTTTTTAGCGGCCAACCCGGACAGGGCGCAGCTGACGCGTGGGCACCTCGCCAGTGCGCTCGGCCACGTGGATGAATTTTCTGGCGACATCAAGACTGGCGCTGAGCAGTTTGTCACCGGCTCGGAGCACGCCCGCCAAGCCGGCATTTATTTCAAGGAATACACCGAAATGCTGCCCGGCAAAAAACTAACGTTAGATTTATACGAACAGGACAAGCACCTGTTCATTACGCCCAAAGGACTGCGTGTGTCACATGAACAGGTCCTTTGGCACATGAGGGTAGCGGGTCGCCAGGAACCCTTTACGCTAATCTCCGATGTGGCTGGGTTTTACAAGGAAGCGCTGCTGGGTGCCGGCGTGATTGACAAGGAAGCGCGGGAACAGCAAACGGCGCATGTGCCGCCCGAGCCGCCGGAAAAAATAAAGGAATACTTTTCCATCAGCATCGCCGACACCATCAATGCGCTCCGGCAGAATCCAAAATACTGCCCGGACGGCCATTTGCGGCCGGATTTGCGGGCGACGATGGCGGTGGATCTGAAGCCAAAGCTGACCGTGTGGGACTCGGCGCGGGAATGGGTTCGGCAGGAAATCGGGTTATGATGCCACACTTGGCCAATGTTTTATGACAAGGCACGAACGCAAAATGGCGAGGAATGCAAGACTGTCGCTTGCCGGACTATTGGACCACCAAATCAAGGCAACCATGGCCGCCAGACGGAAGGTGTTTGAGCGAGAGTATCTTGTCAGCAGTGGCGCGGTGCCCTTGGTGGATTATCAGCCTCCGACCTGGCGATATCTCGCCAATCCGGAGGTTCCGGCGTGAAAACATTCACCGTCATTTACGAGTTGGACGGGCTGATTTTGGAAACCACCGTGGAACATTGGACCAAGGAGGCGGCCAGGGAAAAGTTCGCCGAGGAAAATCCCGGCGCCGTTCTCCAGGCAATTTATGAGGACTGAGCGGCAATCTGACGCATGACAATATGAAACTTCCAATCCGCATCCAGCGCGCTCGCACGCGCGGCGCCAAGCTGCCGTCCAACACGGTCTGCATCACGCGCGGCACCCAATACGGCAATCCCTTCAAGGTGGGCGGGTGGTTCAAATTCGGCGGACTACGGGCCGCGGATGGGTTTCTATGGATGCAATCCACTGCTCCCGGCCAGCCAGGGTTCACGATCATCAAGGACAACGCGATGGCGGCGGAATGGTATCGGGAACTGCGCCGCCGGTCGCCGTTGACCCGTCCGCAAATCGAGGAATTGTCCAAGGCGGATCATATCGCCTGCTTTTGCAAGCCCGGTGAGCCGTGCCACGGCGACGTTCTGATTGAAATCCTGCGCGATATTTATGAGTAAGATTAAAAACAACATCGGCTGGTGCGATGCGACGGGCAATCCGGGCATCGGCTGCCGGGGCTGCGAACTTGGCGATGATTGTTACGCGAAGTTCGACACGCCGGCGCGGGTGCTGCGCGCCGGACGTTGGCCGGGCCACGTGGGCGATAAGATTGAGACGTTCGGCGCGGGCCGGTTGTTTGTTCCCACCAAAACCGGGCTGTCGGATTTAAGGCGGTTGAACAAGATGTGCGTGTGTGATCAATGCCATAGCCCATGGCCGATTGAAAAGATGGCAACCGATTATTGTCATGCACCCGATGGCAGGGGTCTATGCAAGGGAGAATTGCGCCGCATCCGGTTCTTTGCCGATTCTAATTCAGATTGGATGGACTGGCCAATTGGAACTCTGGTTTCGGCGCTGGATGAAATCCGGCTGGCGCCAAACGTGGACGTGATCCTCCTGACGAAATGGCCGGAACTGTTTTACGAGCGCATGGACATGGCTCTTAACCATGTTTGTCAGCATTATTCCAAAACCGACGCAAACTTGGTTGATTGGATCTTCGAATGGACGGACTCCAACCTGTCCCGGCCGAATCCATGGGTGCCCAAAAACATCTGGGTTTTGACGAGTGTTTTGGGCAATGCGCTGGACGAAAGGCGCGTGGCTAATGTGATGAACATTCCCGCCGCCGTCCGCGGACTTTCCTGTGAGCCGCTTTGGGCGTTTCCAAAGCTGCCGACCCGCCTGGGCATCAGCAATATTGACTGGATTATTATTGGCTGCGACTCAAGCAAACATCGCCGTGGATGGGAAGCATACGAAACGAACGTCCGAAGCCTCATCTCCATTGCGAAAGGCGCCGGCATCCAGGTTTATCACAAGCAGATGTCGGTGGCCGGTCGCGCCTCGCTAAAAATGGCGGAGTGGCCACCGGAATTTCAAGTTCGGGAATTTCCCACAACCAAAAAATCAAAAATCCAGCCGGGAGGTTCCCGGTGAGAAACGCAATCACCCGTGGTGCCCGATCCAGGCCTGGCACGATGAATACAATGCTCGCGGCATTCTGGAAATCGTTCGGCATCCCGGCACCCCAGCCGGAGTTCCGATTCCATCCCGCGAGGAATCGGCGGTTCGATTATGCCTGGCCAAACAAAATAGTTCATGTCCTTGATACCGAAGGGCGCGAGGCGGTCATCATCACATTCGACAAAGGCGTTCGCCCCGGCGGCGTGGCGGTGGAAGTGAAGGGCGGCATCTGGACGCGGGGGCGGCACACGCGCGGGGCGGAGCTCAAGCAGGAACATGAAAAGCTCACCGCGGCGGCCGTCTTGGGCTGGCGCATCCTGTATTGCACGCCCGGCGAGGAATTAACATCCCAATTTGCCCGCCAAATTAAGACGGCGCTGGAATTCAAACCATGACGACATTGGATTCACCCTTTGACGCCGAACGGGCGGTGCTGCATTACAAGCACGAACTCGCGGTGCGCGTGATGCGGTTTATTGTCCTGCTGGCGCTTCGCGAGCCGTATGTGTCGCCCGGCGACGTGCCGGAGGACATTGTTGGCCCAGACCACCGCCAAGGCGTGGTGAGTAACGCCTGGAACGGGCTGGCCCGCGGAAAGTCGCCAATCTTGGAAAGGCCGCCGATGAATTTCTGCGATGATCGGTTTGGGATTTTTGGAGGTCGCAAGCGCAACGATAACGGCGGGGCCAAGAAACGATGGACGGCGGCATATCGGCTGCGGTCGCGGGATCTGGCGTTGACGTGGCTGGCGAGGAACGGCGGCGCACTGATGCCAACTCCGGCCACAATCCCAAAAGACGCACAGTTGGAACTGGTTGCCGCATAATGACACAAACACACAATGGACTAAAACGGGACTAAAATAGACTGAAATTGACTGGATTGCCTTGATATAAGTAAAACGACAACTAATTAAAGGTTACTTTCAAAATCATCAAAAACAAGCCTTTTTCAATGAAAAACACAACTGGCCAAGCTGACCTGCGCTGAACTTTATGAAAACGAACAATACAACCAAACTCGCCTCAAGCCGTATCCTGCGACAGATCCGGCGGGTTGTCCGGCCTGCCCGTGGATTAAAGAACAAGCACCGCAAACCGTGCGGTTCCACGCATGGCATATGGCCTTGCACTTGCAAATACCGACAAGGACATAAAGGACCGCATAAATGCTCAAACACTAAATGTAATAGGACGTGGAGAAACCGAAGCAGGCCGACGCAAAGCTGACCGATCCCCGCTGACCATGACATCCGCCGACACGACAATCTCAATGCCGCCCGTGACTCCCGAAACGGAGAGGCGTGGCGGTGATTCGTGTCCAGAAATTTGTTCTCCATCCCACCGTGAAGCACCAATCTGTGCCGCCGGAGTAAAGAAGCTGCGCGACGATGGCTGGCGCGTGGTGTGTGAAGTTTGGCAATGGTCGCGCCCGATAGACGCCGTGGCTGAACGCAGCGGACAAGTGCTGGCGATGGAATCGAAAACCGGACTTACAAAAAAACTCAAGCATCAAATCCGGTGGAATCTCTCGGCTGACCTGCTTGTGGCAATCGTCGGCACACGACCACGCGAGGAAGGTCTAGCATGGTGTCGTGAACACAAAATCGGACTGTGGCTCGTCACAGAAAATGTCGTAACCGAACTTGTGCAACCGCAGTTACAAAACCCAGATAACTACCATCGGAAAATCTTACTCGATGCGCTCGAACAATACGAACGTGCCGGCGATACAACGCCCGGAGGTCTGCCGTGCCAGAAAGGTGTCGGCATTGCTCAATGGGTGCAGGCCGCTGTGGATGAATATAGAGCCGATCACCAAAAGGCGACGTGGAAAGAGATCCATGCCAATGTGCCAAGCCACTACCGGACGCACCAAAATATGTATTCCGCTCTCCACTCCAATGGTAAACGTCTGGCGTTCAGAAAACGCATGAAGGCGCGAAGGATGGAGAACGATTAGCTCTGCGATGCGCGACCAACTGACATCCGAATTGACCCAAGGCGTTACCGCGCATTCGCAGCAGCGTTTTGTTAGCCTGCGTCTTTTGGACTTGTTTTGCTGTGCTGGTGGCGCGGGCGAAGGATACCGGCGGGCCGGATTCGATGTGACTGGCGTGGACATCGAAGCGCAACCGAATAACCCGCACCGCTTCATCCTCGGTGACGCGCTCGAATATCTCGAAGCGCATGGGGACGAATTTGACGCAATCCACGCCAGCCCGCCGTGCCAGGGTTACTCAAACCTAAAAGCGATGCATCCCGGAAAGAAATATCCGCTACTGATTGAGCCGGTGCGGGCGCTGCTCAAACGCTTCGGAAAACCCTATGTCATCGAGAATGTCGAAGGCGCACCGCTTCAAAAATACTCCGACCTGTTCGGCAATAATGGCGTCGTGCTGTGCGGGTCAATGTTCGGGCTCGGCGTAGATCACGGATTCCTGCGGCGTCACCGAATTTTCGAGACATCGTTTTCGCTGCCGCAACCGGCGTGCAACCATCGCGGCCCGGCGGTCGGCGTGTATGGGCACGGTGGACACACGGGAAAACACCGGATGCTCTACCGCAAGGAAGCGGCGGCGGCGATGAAGATAGACTGGATGAACCGCGACGAAATGTGTCAGGCAATTCCGCCGGCATATACCGAATACATAGGGCGCTACCTGCTCGCCCAGGTCAAGCAGGCTAACGACAAGCTGAACCACGGCGGCGAATAATATGACGCTCGAAACAACACAGACAATGCCCGAACCACCGGCGATCCCGCCGTTGTGTTCCAGCGATTTGTTAGACCCCAAGATCGTGAACGCTGACTGCCTAATCGAAATGCCGACGATGCCCGCGCAATCGGTGGACGCTATAATTAGCGATCTGCCATACGGGACAACGGCCTGCAAGTGGGACGCGGTAATCCCGTTCGCGCTTCTGTGGTCTGAATGGAAGCGGCTGCTCAAACCAAATGGGGCAATCGTCCTGACGGCAAGCCAGCCGTTCACGTCCGCGCTCGTGATGAGCAACCCGCTCTGGTTTCGGTGCGAATGGATTTGGGATAAGGTGAACGCCGCGAACTTCGCCATCGCAAATAAGCAACCGCTCAAGTGCCATGAATCGGTGCTGGTTTTCGGTGAAGGTCAGACAACCTACAATCCGCAAAAAGTGCCGGGTGCTAAAAATCACGCTCAAGGAAGGTCGGCGACAAACACAGCCGAGACACGCGGAACAATCAACCGCGTGGCCGATGACCTATCCGGCATGAAATTCCCAAAGAGCATCCAGACGTTCGCAAAACACTCAAGCCAATGTGGGCTGCACCCGACGCAAAAGCCAACCA